ATAGTCATCAATCTTCTCCTCCACACCCTCCTTTGTCAGTCTCAGTTCGGGGCCAGCCTTGAACATTTCCTCGATCATCTCCTGGAACTCTGCTGCATGTTGATCGAGACGGTCAAGCGGTGCGCCTACGTCATAGGTGCAGGGCACGTACTCGCCGGGTGCGAACACCGGATCGGGGAGAGACGGCTGGGCTGCAATCATCTCCTGTGCGGTTGCATACTCTACGAACTCCTGCGTGTTACCGTACATGATGAACCGCCGATCTTCACCGAATGCAACCGATGTGGGTACGGAAAGGTTCTCGTCGCGAGGTTCGCGAGCATCGAGAATGGTTTTGATATGTTCTTCGGTTAGGGGTACAATAGGAATATCCAGACAAACCTCCATTTACTCCTTTCGCAGAATCTTCCTCGCGCGTTCGTCCGCATCCATCCGTCTACGTTGATCCAAATAAAAAGCAACAAGCGTCTCCATCTCGGCTATACATCCGTCGGGGAGGGATTCGCTTGACACCAACACACCGGTCTGCGTGCGTGTGTATTCTTCTGTGTACTTCTTGATCACTGCAAAGATCTGCGCATGTTCTTGGGCATCGAGAGTGTCAAGCTGTTCACGGAGTTTTTCCTTCCGAGACCGGTTCATTTGCTTGTGCAGCAGGAGGTTTAACAAGCTTCCTACGACGCACCGGTTCAGCCGCCTTTGCCACGTCCAATGCAACCTGAACCACCCGCTTCTCCGACGCATCTCCCGGGGTCGAGGCCGCAATCATGGGCTCGACGGATTCCGCCGTAGCAGACATCGCCTGCTCTGCCGCCGGATTAATGACAGATGTCAGAGTTCCGAGGACTACGATCGAGTCGTCCCCCTGCTGAAATCGAGATCCAACCACCTTGAACTCAATCTCCTGCTTCTCCTTGATATCCTCGAACTCACTATTACCGAGATGGAGATCACGAGGAAGTAGGATCTTCATGGGTAACAGTTCGGCATGGATGCCGATTTTACTCAATAGCGTGACGGTTGCGCGGAAGACCTGATCAGGGTGAGGCATACAGAGGTCTGCCTGAAACTTAACAGTGTACTCTAGTCCACCCTTGATCAGGTTGATCCGACCAAGTGAATGCTCAACAATCGTAATACTGCGTCGTTGTACAAATCCCTCGGGGATACACACGCCCTCGTACTTCATGCGAAGCTGCGCGAGCAGACTCACGTGAATATTACGTTGCAGATTTGGGGCGTTGATGTGAACTGAACGAACCAACTCACGTCGTTCAAAGACAGGATCCATACGACTCTGTTGTGTCTACTACTTACTTTTCGTTTTGAGTTTTGTCAGTGCATCCATCTCCTCGGGAGTATACCATACAATGTTGTGTTGCTCGCGCGCAATCAACTCCATGATATCGCATCGCGTCCAGACGATCTTCTTCGGTAGTTCGGGAATACCCACACCACTTATGTCGGTATACTTTGCCAGCTTTACGACCTCAGTAGACGAATTACTACCGGTGCCACACACGATCGGAACGTCGCGCTTGGCGCCATGAATACGCTTGAAAACTCCATCCTTCTCTTCAAACTTTCCAATTGCAAACTTGCCGTCTTTCATGGTACCGATCATTTTGTCATTATCTGCTGCATATCGATCTTCAAGAGCCTTCATCCATGCTTGTACAGCCGTACGGTCTTCGCCGATGGGATCGGGGGGATCGTAGTCATCGCGTCCAAGTACCAGGATATCTGTTCCAGGTACACGCAGTCGATCTCCAAATTGCAGCTCCTTTGCTGCAGGCGAACGCATGTATGCAATTTTCTGTTCGCGAGATAGACGGTCGAACATATACCCGGGAAGGACAGCTGCAAAGCGAACCTTGATTTGATCTGCGAATGTCTGAATGGCGTTCAGCTGCTCCTGAACCCTCTTGTTTGCGTCACGGATCTTCTTGTCGTCCTTCTGTGATGTCCTGGGCGGGATTGGTGCTTCGACAAGGGATGACTCCTGAAGTGCAAGCGCCGCGACCCGTGCGGCCAAATCGACAACTTCGCCCGTCTCGTCTTTCTTAACTTCAACGGGTTCAATCAGCACATCCCGATGGGATGCAGACGATGTTGTGCGCTCAATGATAGTTCCATCCTCGACGCCAACGGGACCCAATGTATAGAGATCACCCCGCGACTGTAAGAGACTTGGGCGACCGAACGAGTCCTTGAAGCGGAATCCTGTGCGGATGGCATTCTGAAGGAGGAAAACGATCACTTCACGTTGGTACATCTTGAGTGCAGAGAACAGCTCATTGCGATCCCAGATTGGCTTGTCGACGAATAGCTTGCCCAGTTTCGTGAACACTTCGTCCCGTACATCAAAATATGTGGAAAGTGGGCGCACATATCCTTCTTCGGGTTCTGACGGCTTAATGCGGCACTGTGTAGAGCCTGACTCGGAAAATACGGGTGCAAGCATATCCTTGAGAAGCATCTTGACTTCCTGTCCACCTTCCGATCGACGCTGAGGAATTTCCAGATTTTTCCAGTCGAGAGGAAGTGTATTCAAACTCACTTGAATGGGACAGTCCATTGCAGATTCTTCGAGTATGCGGCGCACCTTGGATATCTTGATGCCCTTTTCTTCTACTTTTGTTCGATATGTGTACTCGTCAAAACACTCCTGGTCGGTGTCTGAACGTACAACATGCAAGTAAACCGAACAGTTCTGTTCCTCGAAAGGCAGTGCCTGGTGACTACATGTACGCAATGCGCGGCCGATCACCTGTTCAATACGACTCATGTTCCACCATGGATCCAACAAGTGCACCTGACGCACGTACCGGAAGTTCACACCCTCCGAGATGCGCGGAGTTGTCACAATAACTCGAACTCGGCCACCGTTGACGTTCTTGTCAGAACGTGCAATCTGCAAAAGGGCATTGGTCTGCGGAGTGGAAACTTCGCTGCTGAGCAGCATGTACTCGCCCCTTGTCTTGCCCTTAAATGCGGGGTTGGTCAATAATGGAGATCCGCTTACGGGCATATATCCGTGCTCCTCCAGAGCCATGGCAAACAGGCGAGAACCGCGCTCTACATAGTTAGAATATACCAAAACCACGCCTTTCGACGATTCGATCGACTTGATTACACTGACAAACTTTGCAGAGAGACCGGGTAGTGTTTCTGGTGTCAAGCATGGCTCGCCAACATACTGCCACTGTGTACCGGCGGGGCGGAAGATGTCTCCAAAGTCTTTGTTACCCGGTAACACGCTGATCGTCGGAATCATCAGTGCTTTGCGCGCTTCCTCATCGCCCTCCTTTCCGTGTGTTCCGTCCAGTATCTTCTTCTGTTCGCCGGAAAGGGTCGACGGCGTCACAGTGAGATATTTCATTCGCGTGGCCGCTCCCAATTCCAATCCAGTGAAGCCCGTCAGTGGATCGGGAAGTTGCCCCTCTACGTCAGGCGCAGGCAACCTAAATGGAAATGTAAACGGGTTCTCGCCCTTTACGTAGGAAACGTAGGTCTGAACCCACTCACGGAATTCCTGTTCTTTTGACGCCTTGACAGAACCGTCCGACAATAGAAAATCCGTCGCATTGATTTTCTTGTTCGAAGCCTGCTTACGGTCGTTCCACAAGAACAGGTTCATGTAGAATACGATCTCCTCATAGCTGTCGTACATAGGTGTTGCGGTCAACAATACCAAGACGAGACCATTTGATATCTTCACCAAGCTTTCAAGACCGGTAGATACGGTCTTCATTTCAGAGTTGCCCTCGCGCAAATTGTGTGCCTCGTCGACAATCAGCAGGCGATTATCGAATGTTTCGTGTATCCACTTCTCTGCGTCGGCTGGTTTCAATTCAAGTAGCTTGCGGTTAATCATTGCACCAAACGTACTGTATCCGGCAAACTCGTAGAACTCGCCGATGATACGATCGGCCAACGTCCCAAGCCGGATACGCGTTTCGGGGACATTCCACTGTTTCGGTTCGGCCTCAATGCGCATCAGCATATCGAGATAACGACGACCTGTGCACTGCTTGGAAGACAGTAGAGTCTGCGTCTTGTCTAACGAGACGCGGTTGATGTCAAAGATCTCCGTCTTGAAGTTTGACTGGACTGCGGGTCCTGCTACAACAAGTACCTTCTTCTCTTGGAACTCAGGACGCAGAATGTACTCTTCTGCGATCTGGATTGCGGTGCATGTTTTGCCTACACCAGTGCCATGTACCATCAGAAGGTTACGTGTCGGACTGTCGGGGGACAGGACGCGGCGCAGGAACTTCTGGTGACTCTGGAGATGATAATCGGCGCCCGACGTGTTGCATAGCTTCGTACGTAGCTCCTGTAGAGCCGACAACGAAGCCATCGGGAGATTCTCGTTCCGAATCTCCGCCAACTCCGGGTGTGTCAGGTTAGCCATTGTGTTATGATTAGAGGAGTTTGGGCAAGCGACGACGACGGAATGTACGGTGTCCGCCTATGCGTGCCGATTTCGGGGGCGGGGAATTCATACTGTACTCTACACCCGGTTTGGGCTCCGGTCGCGGAAAATCTGCGATCGTAACAACGCCTCGGGGCTGCTTGGTGCCCAGTGCGGGTGCCGGTATCACTGCGACTGGGTTTGCGAAGGTTGCTAGGGTGCGTGCAGCCTGCGCCTGTTTAAAGGCTTCTGTGCGATTCATCTCTCGAAACTCTATTTGCGCAGGAGGCGGGGTTGTGAGCGACTGTAGGATTGTTTCGGCCTGTGTCTTGAGAGTATATACAAGCGTCTGATCTTCGATAAATTTGGACTGTTCTGGCGATGTTGCCGTCGTGAGAACTGCAAGTGAAATCAAAAACCCCTTCGGTGTGGGAATTGGTTCATTGGTGGCAAAACAGATGAACTCCGCGAGCTCGCTATTGATAGCCGGAACCGACACAGCCGGATCGACGTCGGAGTTTTTTAGATTCATCATCGACATGAACACATTCTCCCATGTCCACGGATCAGACACTTCGATTGGTGGCTGCTTGAAACCGGATGTGGCGAATCCCCGTACGATGTCATCATTGTTGACCTTGATACTCTCTTCGGGAACAGCTTTACTAACTGCGTCCTTGATGTCGAGAGCGTTTGCAATATCCTGTTCGATGTGACAGTACCTGGATCCGTCGCGGGGTAGTAAGATTGGTTCAAGGGTTTGCTTCTTAAATCCGATTGCACGAGCATTGTCCGAGTAGATCTGATGTGTGAACGCAGACACGATCTTAGATGACCATTTCATGCCGTCCCAGCTATATGTCGTCGCGGCAAGGTCGTAGGCTCCCCCGGTCATTTGAATCGGAAGTTCGGGTTCTACATCCAATGCCACCGGGCTGGGGTTCCATTCGGCGACACCTGCATCACGACCGCTCTTGATGTTCTGGAATATCTTCATGAAATCAATCACCAAATCCTCGGTTTCTGTCGATAGAATCTTGAGTTTCTGCTTGACATTACCGGTGGGTGCGCCTGGCCGAGTACCAATCATGCGACCGTTCGGAGACAGTGCGGCCACCTTCGAATTGATTGCAATATAATCTGTGCGAGCACTGGACAACAGGTCAACTTTTCCAGCCGGATATGCCCGTGCAATTTCATTCATCTCCGATATCGTCCGGTCTCGTGCTTTTTTGACATTGTTGATACACACGTTGATCGCGGCGAAGGCCGCTGCCGATTGGTCTCCTTCCCTGATCTGCTGAGTCCCGCCCATCATGGAATAGCGAACGTCGAAACTACCTGTTTTGACAGATTCTTCCAACGAGGCCAGCGTTATGTCGTATCGTTCGGTGGTTGTATTAATTACAGCCGCAATACGTTTCCTGAAATCCTCATAGAGTTCGGCATCGCTCTTGGACTGCTCGAATCCTGGAACAAAAACTCCGTCGCGTATCTTGGTGACAGGATCCTTGGGACCAACATATGTAGTCGCAAGTCCCAGCACGACTGCGCGAACATACTCAAGTCGATCAAGCGTACTCAGGAAGAGGTAGCTCACGGGTCTGCCAGTATTCAGCTGTTTTGCGACAGGATATGCCAGGTTTGGCATCATCTTAGGGTCGGCATTGGGTTCCGACCGTTGAAGTGTGAAAGGCAGGAGGATGTACACTTGCAGCGCATCACCCAGGAGTTTACCAATGTAATAGGGAATGTCTTTAGGGCTGTTCTTCAATTTCGCATTTCCACCGTTTCCGGCGAGATAACCGGTCGGGCGGTTGATGAACTTAGGAGTCTTGACGACACTCTCATCCTCTCCTTCCTCCATCGATGCCATGTCAATCCATTTATACGGCCGACCACCGGTCTCGCTGTACTGAATGCCGCATTGAACATGACACGTAGTCAAATTCGATCGGAATCTACGAAGGAGGACGTTCTTCACATGGCTCTCGTCGAGACCAAAGAAGCACCCCGGGATGTAAATATCTGGCTCGTAGGAGTACGACACCATATTGGTGGCTGTACGGTTTGCAGGATCAATCGCAGACGAACCGCTTACCGCATTTAGTCCAAGAGGAAGAACGGGGCCAGCATCGCGGAAATTCATGACGGCCTCACCCGAGAACGGATCAAACGGCGTTATAAACCCATCCGTGATCGTAGATGTCTGGAACTTTATCTTGTCTTGGATGCGCTGAGACTTGTACACAAGATCATGTGCATGCGTTACGAGGAAGTAATTGGACACCTCATCTTCGTTTATTTTCGAGTAGTCGCGTACATAACCATCTTTCTTTCCAAAAATCCGAGAGAGACCCATCGCTGGGATAGTAAGTTTGTGAGGTTGACCCTTGGGTTTATCTGCATCGTGGTCGATATCTGCCTCAGTATGAAGCCGGAATGCCGCTTGTAAATCGGGATTTCCACATACATCTGCGCCGTCAACTCCACCTCTCATGGGCTTTCGCCGGCGTGTCTGACGTTTTTTGTCGACCACGCGACGCACCATTACCCTTTCCCCCGATAACTTTCACAGAAGCGAACCTAAAAATGTAATGACATCACTCGACGACCTGGAGGTGCGACGAGCAAGGCCGTTTGAGCGGATCTACTTTATAGTCTATGGCGTGATTTGGGGTGTGTTTGTCTTCATGACACTCAGTTTTCTCAAGGCTATTCTCACCACGCCATGACGATATCCTCGATACGGCACTCGGAATCGGGGATCGCTGCAACGGCGCGGTTCGCCTGCTCCAGTGCATCGGACTCTACAATCTCATCGGCGCCCTCGGGCAGACGCGTCTCGTCTACAAGGATGTCGACAAATCCTGTACCACATGGCGGCTTCTGTCCAAACATGATGTTTGCAGACACGCCGCGCATCGTATCATACTCGGCTACAACTGCAGCGTCGAACATGGTCTTCGACGTCTCCTCGAAACTCGACTTTGCCAGAACACCCGTCTCATTCTTCTTCATTCCGAAGCGGTTCACCGGCACGATGCGGCCTGAATAGGTCATGGTGTCGACAAGAACGCTCAGGTGATGGTAGTTCACTTTCTCCGAACTGAAGACCTCATTGAACTCGTCAAGTAGACAAGTGCGCGCAGCCTCAATGCCAAACACGTCGTTGACCTCGTGAATATCGTTCGAGAACGTACGCGTTCCATCCATACCGGGGAACACGAGCAGATCATGCAGATTCGTGCCCTCTGTGTCCAGAACATATTGATCCTTCGTCATGTAGCCACCAACCGTATCGTCGTAGATCTGCTCGCTCTTGATCGTACGAAGGTGGACGCGACCAACGCCATCCACGCCCGTCAACACCGTATCGAGCATCTTATCCTCTAGGAATCGAAGATAGGTCGGGTTCTTGACCAGCGATGCATCGAATGCGATGCGCAGAATCAGCTTCTTGGCCGAGGTGTCGGATGTCACACACTTCATGATCTTGAGCTGGCTGACATTAGACAGCTTCGCCTGAATCTCCGTCAACGTCATCTTCGGCGCACGTGCATACATCTCTACATCATTCAGCTCCAACCGCATGATCCAGTTCGACGTACAGTCCGTCTCGTTCTCGAGACTGAACTGGCGATACAGCTCGAGTGTTTCACGATCCTCCTCCACAACCGACCCTGCAGACAGTGGGTACGGGTCGTAATAGATACGCACAGACTTGGTGATATCCCGCAGTGTTGTGCGCTGGACACGCTTCATCATTGCAATGGCGTCGTTCTGCGAGACGATACCCTGAAAGTAGGCTGTATTACCTGGGCGCTTCGGGTTCGGAGAGGCGGACAGCAACTCCTCGATACGCGGGACACCAGACGTCGCGTTCGCCTTCGACGTACCTGCAGAGTGGAAGGTATTGAGAGTTAGCTGCGTCGTTGGCTCACCGATGGACTGTGCAGAGAGGGCTCCCACCATCTCACCTGCATGAACCTGTGCCTTAAGATAGCGGAAGCGAATATCAGCCATCATCTCATTGAACAACGCCTCCGTCAGTCGGTGCACGAGGATCGCCTTCTTGGGTGCGAGGTTGTACCGCAGAAGCGCGTGGAAGAGCTTATTGTTCGGAAACTCTGCGACGAAAGCCCCGATCGACTCTGCAACGTGTGTGGGCGTCAGGTCTGTCTTTGTCGCGTAAGGATTTGAGTAAGATATGAGTAGGCGGCGCAGATTGACCGGTGCAAGAACCTGATCGTTCTTACGGAAGCGGAAGACGTTCCGAACCAGCATCTCCCGATCGGCGAGGATGTCGTCCATCAGATCGGGCGCATCAGTCACCTCTACCTTCATGAACGGATTCACATCGGCCGGGCTCATTGCATACTGGCGGTACACCTCCTCCATCGTCATGGTACTGAGGTCACACGTCTGCGACTCGACCGAGATCGAGTCAATACCGTCCTCTCCGTACGCGAACTGCACAATTGAGCCCGTTACATTGCGAACCGTCCCATCGTGCTCTACGTGCTGATCCTCCATCGTCTTCATGAGGCGACGCTGGATATATCCGGTATCGGATGTCTTCACAGCAGTATCGATCAGACCTTCGCGTCCAGCCTGGGCGTGGAAGAAGAACTCTGCTGGCAACAGACCATTCATGAAGGAGTTCTGTACAAAGCCACGAGACTCCACACCGTCGTCGTAGCGAGCAAAGTGAGGCAGTGTACGATCCTGAAGTGTATACTGAACACGCTTACCCTCAATCAGCTGCTGTCCGAGCAGCGCCACCATCTGCGTGATGTTCTGAGGACCTCCTTTTGACCCCGAATCAACCATCTGAACAATTGCATTGTCCTTCGGTAGGCTCTTGACCACTGCCTCGTTGATCTTGGCTGCAACATCCTTCAGTGCACTTGAGATGCGATCCTCCAACTCCTCTCCGTCAGATGAACCGGAGATGTTTGCAAAGATACCGCCATGCACGTCGGACAGAATCTTAGAGACAGCAGTGCGTCCCTCTGAGAGCTTGTCGTTCACGAACTGCTGTGTCTCCAAGTTTGCAATCAGATCTGCAGTGCCGACCGAGAAGCCGGTGAACAGATTAAACTGCGTAACCACTGACTGGATGTCGTTAATCAACTGACCGCAGCGATCGGGGCTGAAATCATTGTACACCACGTGAATCAGGTTACTGCACGCAGACTTCTTCATAATACCGGACGTCAACTGACCATTCTCGATCGTAACCGATCCCTTCAGAGTGATCATCGGGAACGCAGTCGAGATGAGCTCGGCACCTGTCCACGGCTTGTTCTTGCGAACGAAGGGTCGCTTGAGGCGCGCGAGCATGTTCATCGCAATGACTTCCGGAACCTCAACACCGGGTTGGCTGATGCGAAACACGCCAGTCATGGTATCCTGGAAGAGCTGGATGATCGGGCTGTTAGTACGTGGACTAATGATATTACGCAGAAGACTCGCCAGGTGACGAAGCTCTGTCGCCGATGCGATGCTCTGCGGCACGTGCATGTTCATCTCGTCTCCATCAAAGTCTGCATTGTACGGACGCGTAGCCGAAACGTTCAGTCGAAATGTACTGTATGGGAGGACACGTACGCGATGTGCCATCATCGACGCCTTATGTAGCGAAGGCTGACGATTGAACAGCACCGCGTCACCGTCGATCAAGTGGCGATGGACAATATCTCCCTCTCTCAGGTCGATAGTGTCGGGACTTACGAAGCGGAGATTTACAACGCGCGCATCCTGTTTCAGGAAAACCGACTTTGCTCCCGGATGCTTATCGGGTCCGTTGCGAACGTATGCAGTCAGGCGATCGCGGTTGTACATGTTCACAATCTCCGGGAAGGTCAGATTGAGTGCAATCTCCTCGGGAACGCCCAGTTCGTCCAGGTCAATGTTTGCGTCGGGAGTGATAACCGAGCGAGCCGAGAAGTCAACGCGCTTTCCCATCAGGTTACCGCGGACGCGTCCCGTCTTGGCACCGAAGCGAGACTTCAGAGTGCGCAGGGGGCGACCAGACCGCTGTGCGGCAGGCGCAAGTCCCTTGATATCATTGTCGACGTAGGTCGCTACGTCGTACTGTACCATCGCTGTATACTTGTCGATCATCTCTGCAGACTCGCCCTTGTCGAGCTTATCGCGGAGACGCTGGTTATTGCGCAGGATATTGATTAGCACGTGCGTGAGATCGTCCTCCATACGTTGGTTGTCATCCATCACAACCGAAGGGCGGACTGTCAGGGGCGGTACTGCCAGAACGGTACAAATCATCCACTCGGGGCGAGAGAACTTGTGATTAAAACCGACAAGATCACATGTCTTGTTCGTCATACGCTGAAATGCACGTAGGATCATCTCAACCTGGAGAGACACGGCCGGTGGAAGATCATCGGGGTCGCCGATTGGAAATCCCTCGAGTGTGGCCGCCTTGCCCACAGCGCGCGCAATCTTGCGGAAGAAGGGAGTATTGCAAGTGCTACATGCGGTCGGACGCTCTGGTCCCTGATTGCGAAGTTTGGCAACAAGATCGCGTACCTCCTTGAATCGAGCAAGACCGCTTGACTTGATTGTCTCGACCTGCTCCTCACCTAGAATGATGTGTGAGCAGTTCAGGCAGATAATATTCGCAAGCTTCTCAATCCAGTCGAAGAACTGATAGAGATAGACGGGGCGAGCCAGTGTGATATGACCAAAGTGCCCTGGACAGAACTGATTTGTGTGCTTGCAGGTAGGACAGATCTTGCCATTCTCGATGACACCAAATCGGGCATCAAAGACGCCGTTGGGTACGGGCTGCTGAGACTGATATGTCTTGTCGGTGGTAACCTCCACGACACTCCGTTGCCGAATGTCGTCGGGATTTGCGATGCCAAACTGAACACCGGTGATTGTGTCGCCCATTTTACCTCTTATACTGTTCTGTGTAAAGTATTCGTTTTAACGACGCACCATGTCAACAGTTGCGTTCCAGAATGCATCGTCTCCGACAATCCTGGACACGAGTTGTTCGTCGTACATCGTCAATGACTTCAGAAAGGCTTCGTACTCCAACCCCGTTCGCTGTTTGAAGCGACCCACCTCTCGGATACGGCTACGGCGCACATACCGAAGAATGTCTCGACATGCACATTCTACGTCATATGGCTCAACTCCATCTACCTTCTCCGCGTCCTTGAGATCACGAACTGTCTCAACCCACTGGTCGGCGACGTCCATTATTTATATACATTGATCTTAAAAGCGCCCGTAGATAGCGTGTACGATGTATTTGCCGTCATATCGGTGGTTGGTGAGATATTCGCATTCAATACCCAGAGGTTGCTAACGACGGAAAAGGTCAGAGACACGCACTGAAACCTCGTATTATCTGTCATTACTCCGAGGAATTCATTGATAGACACCTGATTCGTTGTGGGAATTCCTGTTGGAATTTGGATTACATTGGAATATACGGTGTTTGCTCTCACGCGAATGGCGCCAGTTGTTGTCGTCACCTGTGGCGGAGTAACGGAATACATGCTGAAAGATGAACCAACTGTGCCAGTCGATCCAGTAGTTCCGGTTGGTTGGTATCCAGACACGCCGGTTATACCCGATGAACCAGTTGGGCCATATGGTCCGTACCAGCCAGTGGGTCCGGTTGATCCAATTGGACCAGTTGGTCCGCTCGTACTCCGAAGACCACTTGAACCAAGCAAGCCGACATCCGCCCCGTAGCCAGTCGGACCCGTGGTTCCGAAAGGTCCATGTAGATAGGGACGAACTTGTTGCACTGCAACACCATGTCCATAGGTACCAGCCGTTGACGCGTTTGCCGTCCACACAACTCCGTCGGGGCTCGTAAACACACCATAGCTACCAGTTGCATCCGTCGCTATCCATACAGAACCGTTCCATACAATGCCGTAACATGTCACCGGCAACGAACCAGCTCCCTTCACGAACGAAAAAATACCAACTGGCAAGCTTATCAGCGTAGTTCCGCCTGTTCCTCCAATGACCCATTTCACGCCGTTCCATGCAACGCATTGCGGAGATGTCATATAGGGTATATCAATCCTTGACCAGGCGCCGCTGCCGGATACCGATGTTGACCAGTATAAGCAGGCGCCGGTGGCGTCTTTTCCAACAGTGAGCCACATGGATCCACTCCAGGCAATCGATTGTCCAGTGAATCCTGTCGGCACAGTGGCGGTACCCCATAAAGCCGGGCCTAGTGCATATGATACTTTACTACCTGTTGCTATCGCAATATTTCCGTTCCATTGAATATCGTACGCGGTGGTAGGAAAATTAGCGGGCGTCGATGACGACCATGTTACACCATCTGTTGACCGCAACAAGGTCGACGGCGTTGTAGATGTGGCCCACCATTGGTTGTTGTTGTACCACATAATCGTCCGTACAGCACCCGCCGCTGCAGCACTTGTCGTAAGTGTCCAGTTTATACCGTCGGGGGACGTAACGACTCCGATATTCGTGGCGGCCGCCCATATGGTTCCGTTCCATGCAATAGACTGAATGGGTGGTGACGACGTAGTAAAGCCATCACTTGATGCGAGCACCCATGACGTCGTGGGGTTGGATGCATATCGAATATAACTACTTCCAGACGCTGCGCCGACGAGTGCTAAGGGTGCGATAACTGTGCGCGTGGAACCATTGTTTCCAATTGCTCCATCAAACCCTCCTGGAGCCAACTTTCCTATTGTGCCGTATGAACCGAGTGTTCCGTCGGATCCGGGTACTCCGGGATATCCATTAAGTCCAAAGCTTCCTTTAGCACCAATTGCTCCATCAAATCCATCAAAACCAACGAATCCGGCGAATCCCGTAAAGCCGGGTACTCCCTGTCGACCAGAGCCGCTACTACCGGTAACCCCGGTGGGTCCAGTGGCTCCTGTGGGTATTTTGGTCATAGATGGGTCAGACGCCCCCCAACTCCCAGTCCATCCAGTAGTCCCTGTGAATCCCGTTGGTCCCGTTATTGATGACGCAATGCCTGGGATGCCGATGGGTCCCCGTTGCCCATTCGTACCAGTCGATCCACTACATCCCATTGAGCCGGTGGATCCTGTCGCCCCAGTGAACCCAGTTGGAGCGGTTCGACCTCGCGACCCGTTTGTACCGGACGCCCCAGTTGATCCACTGGATCCCGGCTGCCCAGTGAATCCAACTGGTCCTAGGATTCCAATAGGTCCGGTCTGAAGCGGTACTGGACCCACCCATCCCGTCGCACCGGTCTGCGCAGTCGCGCCAGTCACACCGGTTGGACCCATGAAACCGCGCACAGATGGTCCCGTGAAGCCCGTGAAGCCAGTGCTTCCTATCAGCCCCGTTGAGCCAGTGAATCCAGAGAAGCCGCGTATACGAGCACCGGTACTTCCAGTGCTCCCAGATGATCCGGTACTAGCGGAACCGGTAAATCCACTCCTTCCTGTACTTCCAATGCTTACAGTTGCACCCGTTGCACCCGTTGGACCCGTGAATCCAATATCTCCACTGGGGCCAGCTGCTCCTCGAGCACCTGCCTCACCCGGTCGCATAGGAATGCTGGGCATATGCGGGGGTCTCCCGAACATCGTTGTTACTTACTGATAGTAATAATAGAGTGTAAACGTCGTCGCCGACGTAGCCGACGACGAATATAACGTAACAGTTGCCGACCAGTTTGGAGTAGCCGCCCAATTTATCCCTATCAGAAACAGACCGTTTATAGACCCGTCTATTGACCACCCTTGCGTAATTACATATGACGTCGACGGAACCGATGTAGTGCCGACTACAGAGAAAAATGTACCCGGCGTACTCTGTGTAGGCACGGAGATGGTCATTGAAGCTGCCGGCGATGCTGCAGTCGTTGCCCCATATATCTGCTTACTGGGTCCGGTTGCTCCAGTAGATCCGGTGGTTCCGGTTCGCCCCGACGGTCCCTGGTATCCTTGAATACCGGCATACCCCGTTGGACCCGTTGGACCCGTATACCCCAAAGTTCCCTGTTGTCCGAACCACCCTTGGATACCGGTCGGCCCCGTTGGACCCGATGCCCCAGTGGGTCCAGTGTTTCCAGTGGGTCCCACAACTCCGGGTTGCCCCGTTGGACCCGTTGGACCGGTAAAGCCGGTCGCACCCGTTGTGCCCGTTACGCCCGTGAATCCGGTTGATCCAGTGGGTCCAGTTGTACCCGTTACTCCCGTGAATCCAGTAAAGCCGGTAGGTCCAGACCAGCCAGTCACGCCCGTTGTACCCGTAACACCTGTTTTACCCGTTAGACCCGTGTTTCCTGTGAATGATGTCGGGCCGGTTGCACCAAGGATACCGGTGGGTCCAGTTGATCCGGTGGGTCCGGTGTATCCAGTCGAGGAAGCTCCAGTAGGTCCGGTGGGGCCGGTGGCTGCAGTCTGACCTTGGGGTCCACGATCACCGATTTGGCCGGGCGCTCCTTGATATCCCATAGGTCCGGTCGGTCCAGTAAATCCAGTAAATCCAGTAAATCCAGTAAATCCGGTCAGTGATGCACCCGTGAATCCGGTTGCACCAGTCGATCCAGTTGATCCAGTGGGTCCCGTAGATCCCGAAATGCCCATCATTCCAGTATAACCAGTAAACCCAGTTGAACCGGTCGAACCAGTCCAACCCGTAACTCCGGTCGGCCCCGTAGATCCCGTTGGTCCCGTTGCAACGGTAGATCCTGGAGGACCCACTGGACCGGTTATACCCGTTGGACCAGTGTACGCACCGGTTGCTCCCGTTGAACCAGTTGGTCCTAACAAGGACGCGCCTGTGAACCCCGTGAATCCAGTCGGACCAGTGAGTCCGTCGGATCCGGTAAATCCCGTTGGTCCAGTTGATGTAGATCCCGTTGGTCCAGTGTATCCAGTCCACCCGGTGTTATTAGCATATCCAAGTGGTCCCCGCTGGCCGGCTGCACCCGTAGGTCCTGTAGTTCCAGTGTAGCCGATTATGCCGGCGGGTCCAACGGGTCCCACAATAACTTGAGGCGCACATGTGACAACTCCCACGCCAGGAACATAGGAGGAGAGCATCTCTTACTTCTTCGACGGAAATCGTTTGTTCACATGTTTCGCATGTAAAAAGTTAGGGGGTTTGGTGTCAGAGAGGATATATTCAGATATCATCTACGTTGACGTCCTCAGTCTCATCGAACTCGATGCCACCCGTATCGGGGACGTCATTCGCCGCCTTAATAAAGAGCCTGGGATCTGCGTCCTTGACGATACTCTTATACCGAGCCGTCTGTACTTCGGTAAAGACGGATAAGATACGGTGCGTCGCCATTCCGCCCAGACCGGTCTCCTCGAACAGAACGACGCTTCCCACATCGATCCAGACATCCTTCTTGCCGCGACCGCGCATGCCACCGCGAATGGGTGCTTGGATGAGCTTATCAACCACGCGCTCCTTACCTTGAATCGTCTCCTTGTCAGTATAGAAGATCTCCATGCGCCCATCGCCCAGGCGTCTCATCACACGTCCGACGAATGCACCATCAAACTGTACAGAACCGGGACGCTGTGCCTCGTCCATGAGGTCGTCAAGCATCTTGTCGCCGATCTTATTGTTCATCTTGGTCTTGTTGGACTCAGAGTTGCGCGCAGAGCGGTGGCCAGAGCCTCCAGTCATGTTACGAGGCATTTTGTCAGTTGGTGTCTTTTTTCCTAACGGACAACGAATCCGTTTTCTGGGCAGGGGTAGGAAAAGTAAAATTCAGAAAACGGATTCGATAAGGCCACGGGCAACCCGAGAGCCCCGGCCAAAATGCAGTCCACTATCAACCTCGCCATCAAGAATGCCTGCACCCACCTCGACCTTCCATCCACCTTCGCCGTCGCCGTTATCGCCCGTCTCTGGCGCGATAAGACTCCATCTCCGCCGCCCGCTAGCCCGGTGACACCGCCTGTCGCCGTCAACCTCGAGAAGCTCAACCGTCAGCAGGTACAGAAGCTCGAGGAGCTCGCTGAACAGGCTGGTAACGAGGAGGATGATAAGATCCTCCACAAGATGTTCCTTAATCGAATCAACGCTCTGCCGTCTGAGGGATTCAAGTCAAAGTCTCTTATCGATCACATGAAGGACTTCCTCGGCCTTACGCAGGTTGTCAGCAACGCCGCGGCTGCACCTGCACAAGCTCCAACTCCTGTAGATGATGATGACGAGGATATCGTCGATGTTAACTTCCACCTCCGCGAATACTCGATTGGGCTCAAGAGCCATCGCGTGTACGAGATGCGCGGAGGCGTCCATGTATTTGTGGGCATGTTTGGTATGAACGAGTTTAAGGACATGGTGATGCCGGAGATCGAAGAGTAAATGGAAATACAAAGCCCAACACTTACTTACTTTTTACGTTGGAGTAATGAGTCGGATAGCGGAGTTACCGAAGTCGGCAATAACAATCACGCCGGTGGATTGTATTACGTCAATACCACGTGGGTTCTCGAACCGTGCCGCCGCCCCTACGCCATCCTGAAACCCATAAGCGCCACCGACGCCGGCAAGCGTGGTCACGACTCCCGCCATTGTTACCATTCGAATGCAGTGATTGCCCGAGGCAGCTACAACAATATTACCATTTGGAAGCACCGCAACGCCGTATGGAAGTGAGAACTGTGCAGCCGCGCCCGTGCCATCCAGATACCCAGCAGTAGTCCCGCCAGCAAGTGTAGTGATTACGCCTAAAGGCGTCACCATTCGGATGACAGGGGCGCCCTGAATCTCAGTCACAATAATGTTACCATTTGGAAGTAGTGCAAGACCAGTTGGACTGTCAAAAGTCCCAACCACCCCTGGAGCAGAGTCAGCGCGGCCGTCAACCATAGGGATCCCTGCATATGTGGACACTACGCCAAGCGCACTCACTGCTCTGAGTGCGAAACAACCACTATCTGATACGATAAGACTTCCGTCTGGGAGCGCAACAATGCCCCATGGTTTCACAAAACTCGCCGTTGCACCGGGACCGTTAACAAATTGACTGTCACCGTTGCCAGCAAGTGTGGAAACATCGCCAGAAAGTGTGACGATTTTAATTTTCCGCGCGACGCTATCTACCACGGCGATGGTGCCATTTGGACGCAAGGCCATGCCCGTGATCTGCACAAATCCACTGGCGATGGTAGTTATAGCGCCCGTCGGGGTGATTAAAACAATAGAGGTGTAGTATTTCGATACAACAAAATTGCCGTTTGGCAACACAATCAATGCGTCGGGGTACCTGATAGCAGTTCCACTCACGAGCGTGGTGACGTTCGCGATAGTGCCGGTTGGCCAATTACGCGGCGCCCGCGCCGCTGCTGCTGCTGCCGCTGCCGCTGCTGCTGCTGCCGCTGCTGCTGCTGCTGCTGCCGCCAAAGCCGCCCTCGTAGGTGCGCCCGCGATCCACGTCGCCGCTTCTTCTGCGACCTTTGCAGAGACTGGAGTCTGTATACAGCACATCTCGGGAGCTTCTGTCTTGTAGGCGGGGCGATCAAGTAGGAATGGGCCAACTGCGGACGGAATTGCGCGGCTGTTGACAGAGCTTGTAGCGGCATCTGCGATGACTTTCTCCCGTACGAATGCAGTATATGCAGCAACTGTCTTGTGATCAGTTATGGGAAAGAGTCGAGAGACCGTCAATGTCACTGTCTTTTTGGTTATACCCGTACTCGACTGCGCATAGACGTCGATGCTGTACGTGCCCAGCTGAACACTCATTCCGCTAATGCTCGCAGTATAATACCCCAAAGTACCCGTTGGTATGTTTGTTGTCCACTTCATTCCGTTCGGAAGAGTCGATGTATCTATGAAAAACGAGACCCCATACCCAGCGTCGAACGATATACTTGTCGGTACGTACTGATACATAACGTACATTGCCGAAGTAGGCGATACGAATACGGGACCGCCGGTTGATGTCACTCCAACAGTGAGTGTGAGCACCGGCGTACCGGACGAAACAATCGATGTCGTTGGAAACGTATAAAGCGCAGTTGTCGTTGGCGACGAGGCATCCTGGAACGACGCAGCTGTAGTAAACCATGTTGTGGAATCCGAAAGAGTCGCTGTTAGGATATCGTGCCGGTAAACGACGAACGAACTATCCGACCCGCCCGACATGACGGGCGCTGCATTCGAGTTAACGAAGAGGCACCAGTTTGTTCCGTCGAAGTTCAACGGACCTACTGTTGTACCCGAATTAAATGTTAACGCAGTTGTCCAATTCGAACCATCAAGTGAGTATGCTAGAGCAGATCCCGTAACGTTGGAACCAGTTGCCATCCAGATGGGCGACACAGCTCCGCCATACACCACATCCAGACCTGCCACCGTAAAGCCACCTGTCACCGTGTTCGCCCAGGTACTTCCCGAATCGATAGAATACTGAAGAGATGGAGTTCCAGCCGCAACAAGAACAGAACCGGTTGTCGAAATCGCAGTTACGTTTGTCAGGCTGCAGTTTGCGATAGTGAAATCATTGCCTAGCAAGATATTCGCAAATGAGCTGTATGCGATTCCATTTGATCCACCGATGAACATCAGAGAGCCAGTACAGCGCATGGTCATACCGCCATCTGTGCGATTGAATGGAACATTATTCAACGCATACGGCGGCGACCATGTAGTACCATCGGGAGACGTATACACGTATGCGATAGTGGAACCCGATATTCCAAGGGCGTACCAGATTCCATTAACATATGTCAGTTGTGACACGTTTGTACCCGAGGTAGTAAGCGCGATAGAACCAGTTAATGTCCGAACATTCGATGAATTGTCCGCTATCAAGAATGTTCCCGATGCATCCGGTTGCATATCAAATAAGGTAGGTGTCAAACTACTGTGATATACAGAGGAGTATGTGAACAGATTTGAGGACTGCATCACGTCGTACCCCAAGTTCGTCCGACGGATAGTTGACCGAGTAATTGTCGGAATATTTGTCGCAGTTATCTCCACGAGCGTCGATGCACTGGTCGTGAAACCACCGGTCGTAGTCGAGCTCGCAAGTGTAATGCGACTAATCGCGGGAACTGCAACCGATGAACTCACACCGCCTGACAGTATAAACGGAGGCGTTGGTGAGAGCGTCAATCCATACAGGTAGTTGCGAGCCGAAAGCGTTTGGAGTACGATACCGCTGCCGGACGCTGCGTATAGGGGTATGTTGTTCGTAGTTGGTGATAGAGGCCACGTTGTAGCCGAGCTTGTAACGTGCAGGGTATCCGGAAGAATTGTATACGGGAACTGCGATGCGATCGGCGTTGACGTAATGTAACCGTTTGTGGCGTTCACGGTAATGAATCCAGACGATGGTACAATCGGCGTTCCTTGTACCTGACCGGTTGCGGTGATAAACATTCCAAGTGGAAGCGGAGAAGTTGCGGATGCGGTAAAGTACGTAACTGGAGTCTCGCTCAGTGTCGTCGCAAAGAACTGCACTGGAGTTATAAGCGTATTCTGAGGAAATAGAAGAGGTAGCGGCGTAGAGGTCGTAAATGTAAACATATCTGTCAAAACTGCATACGGAAACGAACCACTTACTGTCGTGCCGTCAATTGTTGTGACAGTGAATGTCATATTTGAAGATGCAGTTATTGCGCCAAACTGGGGTATACCCGAGAGTGTGGCTACATAGTTCGAAGTATTGCCTGAGATTGGACATGTGAATCCATTTGACGTATTGAGAGATGACAGTGCAATCCAGTTCGCGCTCGTGTTCGGATATGCAGGGGATGAAATAGTGAATGTAATCGGAGATACAAATGATCCGTTGGGTTTGTTCAGTGATCGCGCCACCATGAACGTCTGAGACGTTGTCACGTTCGGAACAATAGAGACTGTTACAGGGTTCACCTGGAACGTGAGAACGTTGGAGCTCGTGAGAGATGGCGATGCAAATGCTACGATCGTCGTCGTGAATGTGCCCGTCGATGTTGGTGTACCTGCGATATACCAATTGCTACCGGTGTTCGATAGAGCAAGACCAGGTGGAAGTCCGGTTTGACTATACGACGAGACGGCCGCAGACAGTGGCGCAGGAAACGCGGTGTATGCCGAAATGGGAATCGTTGAACCAACTGTCGTCGTAACCGGTATACCGCTGAACAATGTGAACGATGAGGTTGTCGGTAATGTAAAGAGTACAGTGGGTGCATATGCGAATGAAAGCGTAGACGTCGCAGACAATGTCGATGTACTTGTCGTAATCGTAACGGACACTGTACTCGTCTTCACACCCACCGTCGTTGGAGTTCCGTATACATAGATTCCGTCCCCGTTTCCGAGTGTTGATGTCGTATATAATCCAGTTTGCTGCACTCCCGCGAGGTTTGAGTAACTCAGACCGGCGGGGAGCGAAGGCAATCGAAAGGTTACGCTACTCGCCGTTTTAGGGTAGTGATCATTGTAAAATACCGGAGATGTGATCGGAGTCAGTGATGTTGTGTCAAGCGTAATAGCCGCAGGCGCCGAAGGAGTAATCGTCAGACGTTCACTCACAACCTGAATGGACAGAGACGTAAACACACTGTTCGACGAGTTGGAACCGGCGAAAATGTAGTTGCTGCTCGCAGACGTGGCTGTTGGATACAACGTTCGCCCCGATAACAGCCAGTTCGACGACGGAATACTACCAACTGCATCAAAATATACTCCCGGCGGCAGTGTCGGCGTAGAATATGCAGTTGTAAGAGGGTTGGTGGTTGTAAAGATGTAGCTAAATGGTTCACCCTTGTATAGCACGAGTGGACTAGGTGCATTCGTCACAAAGCGTCCGGCATAAATGAAAAGTGTATAAGAATTGGTTACTTTCTGGCTAGATATCGTAGACGACACAACAAGAGTGTCTCCGGATGCTGCGCCAATTGACTGAAATCCGTTTGGTGCCGCAAACGTCAGGGTATTTGTTCCCTGTCCGCTGCAGAACGATGACAGCGATCCGGATGATGTGAATCCCGAGCCCCCCGTAAATACGTACGAAAAGGGCTCGTATTTGTAGAATTGGGCGTTGGTAGCCAACGTCGGTGTCGACACAATCGACATCCCTCTTATTTAGTAGTCACCAACTTCTTACGTTTAGCTTTAGCGGGGGCGGGTGCCGGCAGCGTGGCTTCAGGTACGTCCACCTTCGGTGGAGCTACCGTAGTCAGTTCCGTAAACTTCTGTTGCGCCACTTCCATCGCCAGGTCGCGGTACACCATATCGAGTTTCAATCTCAAAAGGTTGGAGTTGTCCTGCATACTCTTCATTGCGAACGTTTCGTGTAGCCGAGTACCACACAGTGGGAGCGAACGGAATCCGCTTCTCCTCCGGTTTCTCTTTGTTCATCTCATATTGGACGGAGAGGAACCATCCAAAACCACCAAGGACAATGATCAAGACGGCGGCGCTGAAGACGAAGGAAGTTGACTGAACAAGTTCGGAACGACGGGCGAGAAGGACGGATTCGATGCGTCCGATGTCTGCAATGCCTTGCATTGTTCACCCTGCGGAATCCAAATAACGCGAAGAAACGACAAGCTCGCTCGTATCCAAACATCTCGAATACATGCACAGACACGGACTCGTGTCGGGTGAGCAGATACCGCCCGTATAACAATGTGCATGTCTCGGCGGGTCATATCGTGCATGCAAATATTCAATTGTATGTCGGTGTATTTTAACAGGGAAGCATCCATTATGCTGATGACTGGAGACTCTGTGTATACGGATTGCTCTTGAATGCATCCAAGAGACCGGGTACTGTAACACGATCGATATTGACACTCTGTCCAACGGGCTCGTCGTACTTGACGGATCCGCGCATCTCCGCTGTCGGCGGCTGTCCACCGCGCTGAAGAAGAGGAGACTCGAATCCACGGTAATTAACGTGAGTCGACTCGTCGCGGTGTGTCTGAACAGTGTATGCCTCGGGACCCGCACTAACTGCCATGCCAACAATGGGACCGCCTGGAGCAGGACGCCCCTCTGTCGTGAGCTTCATGAACTGCTGGAAAGGCTCTGTGAAGGCTCGGATATAGGGTTCGTTGATCCGCGCGCTCTTGCCGATGGGACCCATGAACTGCGCAGCTGTCTCCGGACGGTTCTGTGTCTTCATCACGAATTCGGGGTATACTGCAGATGCCTTTTCGCGACCAATCGTTGTGTTCAGATGGGGTAGGGAACCATCCTCGGACTGGAGAACCTGAAAACGATCGGGCTTATTCTTCTTGACCGGTGCCTGAAGACCGGGTTGGAGACCATAACGCTGCTTACCCGGCGTCGGATTGGACGTGTATGTGAGCTTCGGCTTGGTCTCAATGCGACGCTCGTCTGTAGTCTTGGGCAGGGCAAATTCGCGAGCTTCCAGACCCTGGTTCAGACCGCCAGACGGCAGATTGGTGTAGCCATCGTTCACACCGCGCCCGACGATAACACGCTCGATAGGTGCAACATTCTTCATCGCTAAGCTCGTCACCTGGCGAGACTGCTCAAACTCTGTCTCAACCTGCGCCTTCCAGGGGTTACCACGACCGGCCTCCGGGGCGAAGAATGCACCCGCTTCTTCCTTGCGAAAGAACGTGTTTTTTCCCATACCTGTGTACTTGTCGAGCAGACTTTCGTGCCCGTCGGAGAACGTCGTTTGTGTGCGGTTCGCGCCAAAGAACGGAACCATGTTACTGTGCCCAACGGCGGCCTGAACAACCGAGACCTCGTCAAAAAGTTCATCGCCGAACATTTCTTTGGATACGATCGACTCAGAGGGTGCGCCGTCCTTTCGGCGTTTCGGAACAGCCATTGCATACCCAAGAGCTGCAAGTCCCATAAGGAGAACAACGTCCATCTTTACGTATCTCAACGGACTTTATTTCGTGTTCTTGTACTTGTCCTGTCGCGCAGATAAATCGGCTTCAAATGGTTTCACTGCGTGCGCCTGCGGGCGGAAAATCAGCCAGTCAAACCTGTTGAGCTGCTGTCCAGATGTGGGAGGAACGACGACGGTCTGCTGTGCGTCGAGCTTCTTAAATACAGTGAGCAGAGGCTGTGTTGTGTCCATTGTTTTCTCCCCAAGAAACAATTGAATGTCGTCCGACGATACGACATGGTCAAGTATATCCGAACTTTTGTTCCCATCCGAGGTCTGGGAACCTCTCGGTGCACTTCTAATGCCGGGCATGGGGATTGCATCTGTCATTCTTACCTGTTCCGTTATTGGGTACATCGTCCTCTTCTACATTGAAAAGACGAAGGACATACCCGGTGCCTGGAATCCGTGGGTGATCTTTTGGCTAGTCGTGTGCAATGGCATCATTCTCCTTCTGGTCGCATGGTGGTTTGGGCCATTGTCATTTGGCTCTACGGAGATCATGAGCACAACACCCCACACGTGCGTGGGAGAGAGGGGCTCGTTGGAAGGCGGCCTGTGTTATAAAAATTGCAAAGCGGGTTACCACGGTCTAGGTGTACGGTGTTACGCAGACACCGTTGACAACGGCGCAGGAACAGTAGCCGGTCTCGCACCGTGCCGAGATGGGTACCGTACAGAAGGACTTCTGTGCAGCTCCGTCCGAGGAGACGGATGTGCGTGGAAGTTGTTTGGGAAGTGCATGCCCGGACTCGTCGGTAATGTATACGGGCGCTTAGACGATGGTGGCGTATGTCCGGGACCTCAGGATTTCGGAGGTGATTTCGATAGTGAGTACAAGAAGTGGAAGACAGCGAACGATAAAGGCGAACCGACGGTCGATCCATCCACGGGTAAGATGGAAACACTGGCACAAGCCAATAAGGTGGGGCATAAGACGTGCGATGATATATCCGAAGTTGGAACCGGAAAGCACACGGAAATGGTTGACAGAATGTGCTATAAGAAATGTCCAGCCGAGTATCCCGAACATGTTCCCGGCATGCCCTACCTGTGTTTCAAGGGCGGAGAACTATCCTATGACCGCGGAGGCGGCCAAGCTCCGCCACTGTATCGTTTTTTTGGCAAGTATACGTTTCCTTGGTAGACTAGTCGTACCTCTTCCATTGATCTCCCCGATGGAGAAACCATTCTGTCCAACCGTTGTTATCACGTAAAATCGCGACCTGCCTGCCGTCGATAAGAAATGTCATATCCCCGTTCCCTACTACTCCGTCTAGATACCACCTACCGAGTTTTAATTTGCCCCCTTCATTGCCATCCGCCCCCCGTTCGCCTTGCGGTCCCTGGGCTCCTTGCGGTCCCTGGGGTCCCTGGGGTCCTGGTACGCTTAACCCCGCAAACCCCCTTTCACCCGGACGACCCGTATCGCCCTTGTCGCCCTTGTCGCCCTTCTCTCCTTTCGCTGCTGCGCGGCCGGGCAAGCCCATCTCACCCTGCTCTCCCTTTTCGCCCTGAGGTCCCGGAACGGTGCTCGCCTCACCCTGGTCGCCCTTATCTCCCTTATCTCCCTTATCACCTTTCTCGCCCCTATCTCCCGGAGGTCCCGGAACGGTGCTCGCCTCACCCTGGTCACCCCTATCTCCCTTATCGCCCTTATCTCCCTTACTACCATCGTTGCCCTTGAGACCATACGGAGCACCAACGATACCGGCAGTATTTGCGCTTGTCTGGGACGGTGCAAGCTCGATATCCTCTGTGGCATTCTCCAGATGCTCGCGCATGTTGGCAAAGTGTTCCTTCGTTACATTCTGGATGAACTGCTGTCCCGAACCAACGGCTGTCGAACCGGGTACAGCAGACCATGTATCGCGAGAGTACGGGTCAAGGTTGAACGATTTGATCATCGCCTTGAATTTGCCGACAGCATCGTTGAATGCGTTCACGTCTGTTCCAGGTAGAGGTGTCGGGAGCTTCACATTTCCTTGAGGCTTAAATCCATAGCAATTCACTCCGAACTTAGACGTCGGATCGAAATAACCACCATTCACGCCCGGGCGGCCACACGCAGTCTTCTTGGCCTGATCAACCTCCTGTTGGAGGGCATCCCATGTCGGCTTCTGCGTGGGATACAATGCCATTCCTCCTGCAGACCACCCATATCCACACCACTCGGCTCCGTGGTTGTACGCTTCGATAATCTGCTCGAGTGTTGCAAGTTGCGCACCATAGGCCGCGCAGACGGCCGGTGCATCATCGTATGTGAAGTTGTTGTCTGAGATATGGAACACCTCGCTACCAATCATTGACGCATTTGTCAGCGTCGATGTCGCAGAACCAACCGGTTGAGTGGGCGGGGGTGTTGTCGGCGTAGGCGTACCGAGGATGGGCGACAGCATCTCTGCTGTGATAAATCCGTATACCCTCAGCAGAAACCCTATCATTCCCATGATTATCCACAGAACTCCGACAGCAATAATCGAACCGGTTGTCAGAAGGACAAAAAATGTCAAGAGCAGTACGGCTGTGAGAAGCCCGGGCAATACATATGCCGATGAATCTGTTCCGACTGTCGCGGTGGCGTCGACAGACGCTGTCGCCTTAGGGGGCGGCGTTGTGGATGCGGGTGTACTAGACATCCTCTTGCTTATTCATTGAGACGATAATAGAATAGCAACCGCATATGGTCGGATAAGGGGAAGTGGTTGGGGCCATGGTCGCGAAGATTCGAATCGTCGTATTCGATCCAGTTCTTACCCGGGGGCATCTCGCGCCCATATGTCCACCAATGACCACCATTGAAGCAAACGACCGCGAGGAGGGCATACTTCTGACCGTTCAGCACAAGAAGTGTCGAATACGATACCGATGCGTTGAGCGATGTTGCGTGGAATACGAATACCTGTGGAAAGGACGACATCAGAAGCTGTTTCGTGCAGCCCTTGCCGCCGCACTTTTCACAAGACCAATCTGGAATCTTAACGGGCGTGACAGACTGAATCACACAGTCTGTAAGACTCTGCTTGCGCTGTGTGGGTGACACAGAGAACTCGATCAAAGAGTCGGAATGCGAGTCCTTGTATGAACACGCCGCTCCGTTACACTTGACAGTATTTGCAACCTTGAACCGACACAGCTTATCAAGGTACGGAAGCTTATCGCAGAGGAACTCGAGAAGTTCGTGGGAGTCTCCAATGCCATCGCCTGCAGGCATTACCGCCGTCTTTACGCATTCATAGAACGACTTAAGTCCCTCTTCACCTTGACTTCCTAGAATCTCTTGGAGGCAAAGGTCAACAGGTGTAGACAATACAGCGTCTGCTGCATAACGTGTTTGTACTTCCGGGATACGGAAGACAGCTTGTAGAGTTGCATTAACCCAGCAGGAGCCGCGCTGATTACGTAGTCCGAATGACTTCGACATCTTATGATTGGAAGGCAGAGAAATCTGCCAAATATGGAACGGGATCCGTTTTCTGTGAACCGTTTGCGAGAGAGTAACTGGACGACTGCAGATTTGTATTTGGCATGCTATCTAAATCGCCTGGGCGACGGGATGTTGCTGCATATCCGTTACTGGGATCGGAACCAGTTGTACTATATCCAGGAAGACCGGATGTATCTCGACTATTTTTCTGACTATATCCCCAGCCCATGTTTCCACCACTTCCGCCGCCGCCTGCGCCGCCTGCGCCGCTTCCATCTCCCGCACCGGGTCCGTAGAGCACCGGCGCCGGCCGAGAGGATTGTGACGCCGACCCAGATGACGGTTCTCCGGGTCCTCCCCAGTTGGGACCTTTGACTGGTACCTTCGAGCTCGGAGGTGCCGCATGACGAGTACCTTTCGTTCCAGGCCACAACGAGTAGGGTGTAAGCGTACCGTCGGGAGAACGGTCTGTACCATATGTACTACCGTTCAACGTGGCAGCAGCGTTCATACCTGTCCCCTGTCCGGTTCCAGCTTCGCCCGAGAACGGTCCATTGTAGTCGAATACAGGACCATTCATTGGGCGAGTCGCGGGCGAGTCCGTGTACGCAGATTCATCAATCGGCGGAGGGAGGGCGCCGTTGTTCGCATCCTGGGTATTACTTAAAATGTCACTGTAGTTCGTGTCTGACGGCTTGACATTCTGATCAAGTGGAGTGCACTTATCACCGGAAACTTTAAACCCACTCGGGCAAGTCCGTGGCGTTGCGATGTTGTTCGCATCAATGCAGTTCACCCCGTCAAACATAGTTTCGGGCATACACGTCGGCGCAGGTGCGAGTGTCTCGTCGGCACCCTCCCGCCGGCTCACTACAAACAATAGGATGAGCCCCAATAGTGCCAACAGGAGCCACTTCCTCATTAACACTAACTCACATGATGTTTTCGGCACACGGGCAAACAGATGCGGGACGTGGTCCCTTCCAGTGGACTGAGCCATCTTCCCACTCACCCGGTCGGAGAGGTTTTGACTGCGTTACGGGTGCATATGCGCCTTCCGAGAACCTTGATGAAGATGCAGAATTTGCCGGGATATACTTATCTTCACCCCGTGTGCGAACCTCGTCGCGTCCCATGTCAGGTGCCAAGTCTGAATCATCGGGTACAAATGCAGTGCTGTCGGCTTCGTTCTGCGCAGCCGTTTTTCCAGACTCAATATGAAATCCGTCCATGAGGATTCGTCTCAACGAAGGGATGTCTACCCCGGCGACTGTTGTAGCGGACGACGCCAAAAAGGTATCGACCTGGCTAGCCGTGGGTTTCGTCGTCGCCGGTTCATATACTGTATCATAGAAAGCCGCCAGAACAGAGATATAGTCGGCAATCACAGCACTCCCGGGTGCGAGCGCACTGACTTTACTCGCCCAGGCCGAACAGGCAGATGGACACATGCCGGACGTTGATCCGTCGCATGAGCATGGCCGTTGTACTCCACTTGCAACTCCAGTACTACCGGATGATGTGAATTCTGGATCGACAAATGACTCCCTTGCAGTGGTAAACAATATGAAAAGTAAAAGGACATACGCCCCAATTAAGGCGATAACCCACTTCATTGTATTGAGCAAACATCGTTTGTAGCCGCCGGCCGTGGAGGAGCTCCGCGCTCGGACTGCGGGGGTGGTAACGACGGCTGAGGTTTCTTCTCGCGAATCGCGGCCGGCTGTGCACTGTCCTCGACATAGAGTCCCTGCTTAACTGCTGCATCCGATGCATTCACACCCTCCCACTGATCAGACATCGCGTCGAATCGAGCCTGTGTTTCTTCGTCGCGAGGCTTGAACTCGAGAAATCCGGTCGGAGTCGTGTTTTGCCCAGCATTTGACTTGACATATGGAGATGGACGGATTGGTCGGCATCCAAGAGCCTCTTGGTACTGCTGAAACTGTCCCAGAGTCTCAAACTTGCGCATCTCTCCGGTGCGTGAAATACCAATCCACGTCTTATCGGATGATTGGTTCAGCTCATCGAGGCATGCCATTTTCTAGTTGTTGATATAAATATGCCGCAGCCTTTACTGGGTCCCGAGACAAACAGTTACGGCGGTGACGTTAAGAATAGTCTCAAACGTCGTCCCCTTCTGGTACTGTTTTATATGGACGGATGTTCCCACTGTGAAGCGAACAAACCAATGTGGGATCAAATGAAGAAGAAATACGTTCATATCCCGGTGGAGGAGATCGAGTCTGCCAATGTTCCGCCCGAAGAGAACGTCAATGGCTTCCCGACAATGAAGTATAAGCCGGCAAAGGGACGCGATCGTGTTATTTCGGGTCAGCAACCATCTGCAGCAGAGATTGCGCGGAAGCTCGGACTAAACCGGCGTAGCCCCACGCGGCGCGGTGCCCGTCGGCTGAGTCGCCACCACAGCCGGCGCCGTATTTGGCATTGATCCCTTCGTAACCACGTATCCCTCATTCAGCAGTTTGCCAGACGCCGCACCCTTGCCCAGAAACTGAAGAAGACCCTCGTGGTCATCGGCCGGAACAGTGTAGAAGTTACGCTGAGCCTGTACCTGTTGGAATACGTCGGACGTGTCGAGATAGATATTCGATGTCTGAGCAAACTGCTTGTTCACTTCATCGCGCACCTTCAGGCTCGTCGGGTCAGCGGCAGGCGGGCGCTTTGGATTCTCGTTGATATCAATGAGAGTGGGGTTCATGAATGGATTATCCTGTGTAGGCATCGTCAACCCGTCGCCCGTAAAGGAACTTACTGCCGTACCCATGCGAAATGGCTCCGTGATCTTTTTTGCATTCGGATACAGCTGATGCAAAGCGACCGTAATCGCCATGATCACAGGGATGTAGACGAAATAGCGAACCTCCATCGAGCATACAAAGAGCAAAAGGCTCAGGTAAACTGTGAACCGAACCACTGCATTTAAGGAGTCGTCCACACTCATACCGGCAGTTGGCACAAAGGCGAACCATGTGTCCGAACGAAACAGAACCGATGGGTCGGAAATCCAGAATGTCATCTCTTATCTTCACTTGCGACCTTTTTCGTGGAGTTTACGCTGGAGACGAGCCTGCATACGCGCACGACGGGCTTCCGGAGAGTTGGACAAAATCTGCTGACCAGTGTTACCTGTCGCGGGTCCCTCGCGGTTGATGCCCACCATCTCGTTCATATACTTTCCAAAGCTTGACTGGAACTTCGCCTTCAGCATTTCAATCTCCCGAATCAATTCATGTTGGTTGATCTTTCCAGTCTTGATGCGTTCCTCGAGCATCGTCTTCACCTGCTCCATGATGTGATGAACGGCATGACTACGTTCGGGGTGCTGCAGCGCCTCCAGAATCTCCTCCGGGCGCTCGAAGTCAATTCCAATGTCATCCAACTTGATCGAAGCTGCAAGGTCGCCGACGACTGACGCAAGACGCGTCTTCATCAGCAACTCGAAGATCTCGGTCAGAGAAGATGCAGTCTCTTCTGTCTCGAGTGTCTTCAGGATCTCATCTGTGTCACGGTGAGTGTTCGGGAGTACGTGTTTCATCGCCTCCATCAACTGCGCAACCTTAGCCTTTGGGTCTCCTTGGAGGAAAGAGAAGATCATGGCCATATGGAGAGCCTTCCACGCCTCTTCCGTACCGTCCCAGATGGGTCGGATGTCCACGCCGGGAAAGGGTTGGGGAACGTTATCTCCCCGGAAGACAGAATTGTCTTTCTGCATGAGTTTCATTGCGTGAGGAGTCATCACGTCGGTCAGATGGGCGTAGAGCTCGTCCGACGCACGTGGAAATGTGATGGCAGGATGCTTGTCCTTGAAGTACTTGATGAATGCCCGGAGATGATCCATTATGCTTACATATGAGTCTTATTTCCAAAGCGGGACGCGAAGCCCTTCTTGTCTTCCTCTGTCAGGCAGATACATCCGGCGCCCGTAGAGAATGGAGACGGACAGCATTCCGGAGCTATCTTGCTGTGCATGAACTGTCCTACTGCATTGTCGTCGGCGACATCATACGGCAGTACGGGTACAGGCTTGGGCTGGCTGCCCAGGATAGGCGAAGTCTCAGACCACCCCGTCATTCCAAGATTCGAATCCGCATCGATCGGCGACATAGTGTCCTTTGGCAGCCTGAACGTCTCGACGCCACCGCTCATATCTGTGAAGCGAAGCATTATGCCAACCAGGGCGGCTGCGAGGAAAAAGGCAACAATAACGGGCGTGCGCTGCATTACTTGATGCCCGGATAAAAAACGGATTCCGACGCCAGGAGACGAACGACGGTGCAACATGGAGTCCCTATCACTTGTCGAACTCAAGCAGATTGCCAAGCAGCGCCGTATCAAGCAGTACTACATTCTCAAGCGTGTCCAACTGATTCAGCTACTGAGCATGGCTGAACTACCTAAGTCCTTTATCATCGAGAAGATGACGATCAACCAGCTTCGCGAAGAGGCAAAGAGGAAGGGGGTGCGTGGATTTTGGACGCTTCGTCGCGAGCAGCTCGTGGAGCTTCTGTTTCCAAGCGAGGTAGCTGACCCTGCGAAATTTGTCTGACGAGATGAATAAAGTATGAAGCTCTCCTCCACAAAAGTCGTTCGCCTTGGGATGGTTCTCGTGGGCGTAGTCGTCGTCTATTCCCTTTTCTCTTCGTACTCGGGCAGCAAGTCGGCCGTGTCCGAGAAGCTGGACGTGGAACTGGGTGGTTCTGGATCCATGGCGCCCCTGTCTGGACAGGGTGCGTTCTCGATCGGTACGTCATCGGTGGGCGGCAACGCCGTAGCGGTCGCCGACATGCAGGGACGCACACCGTCGTCGCAGCAGACGTACAGCCAGAATGTCCTTTCGTCGAGCGAGCTCCTCCCTAAGGGCGAGGTTGGCGCCGCATGGGCTGCCGTGAACCCGGTTGGCAGCAAGGATATGGATGGACAGAACTTCCTCCAGGCCGGTTACCACGCCAACATCAACATCATTGGTATCTCGCAGAACAACCGCAACCCGACGTACGACATCCGCTCGGAGACGCCGAACCCCCAGTCTAAGGTGGGTCCCTTCCTGCAGACGACGATCGATCCCGACCCCTTCCGCGCCAACCGGGCGCTGGATGGTCTCTCTGGTTAAACTTCGCAGTGATACACAATGTTGTCAGTCGCCGCCGTCGTGGTAGGCGTCGCCGTTGTGTCCCAGCTCATGGGACCTGGTAACACCGTTCGCACCCCAGGGCCCGATGGACACGATTATGATATGCAAAAGTTGCCTAATCGGGGAGAGGCTGTGAAGCTCATGGCGAAGATCCGTGCGAATCTGACTAAATTGCGCGATTCGTATGCAGATGAACCGTCGTTAATGAGCGATCCGCCCGTTGCTCGATTTGTGGCTCGGTTCCAGGCAGATGTCTTTTCCGAGAACTCAATGACATCCGAAGATACGTCATACTCTGAGAATAAGGGACAGCGTATTGTAGTCTGTCTGCGTGACAAGACAAGGGCGCCCGATTATCCGTTAATCGATATCAATACAATCATGTTCGTGATGCTGCACGAGATGGCACATTTGATGACAGAAACGATTGGACACACTCCCGAGTTTTGGCAGAATTTTAAGCGCATTCTTCATGATGCAGTTAAGATTGGGATTTACACCCCGGTTAATTACTCGCGTCAGCCTACCCCGTACTGTGGTATGACCATCACGGATAGTCCCTTATGAGAAAACCTAACCCAATTATAATGTCGAAGTCCGTACCCGTCGCGGGAACAGGATCGAGTGTGACGTTCTTTGAGGACGATACACTGGAAACTGTGCGCCAACATGTCGCAATCGTCGTCAATAGCCACCCCGACCGCCTTTTCATTGAGACACATGTTCACTTACCGGAGGAACACTACGAGGATCCTCGTCATTGGGATGCACTGTTTTTGCGTATGTCGCCCGATGGCGTGCGCATCGACCTGGCACTGTTCAAGGAATATCTCGATCATAAACGTCCAGGAACAGGAGTCAAGGAGGCAGTATATTCGCGCGAAGACTGGAACTCGAAACCCGATGCTCTAAAGGATCTATTCGCACCTGGCGCCGGGTTCTCCGAGTGGCGCGTATTTGGAGTTCCTGGTGATAAATCCTTCGTACTCCCGATAGCACCGAAGGATCTTCCTACACTGCCGTCTACTCGAATTCCAATCGGTAACTTACAGCTGTTGTTCGAGACACTCTATACGAACGTATCTGATTTCCGTACAGTCGAAGTAAAGCCAGAAGATTCCCAGCTTGTGAAACGTGTCTACTTTCCATTCTTTCGCGAAGACACACCCTCTCGCTTGACGGATTCAGCCATCCGGTCTCTTCGGTCGTCTGCGGATCAGCTGGCAAAACTGCTGGCTCTGTCTGTACCCGAACCGAAACACCCGGCTATTCTGCGAGCGAAATGGTATGTTCCTCTTGCAGATACCGAGTTCTCCGCGCCTCGTGCTCGATTCGAACAGATCTTTTACGGAATGACATTATCGAAGAAGACGCCGTATATTGGGTTCTTCACGTCCAAACAGGAAAAAACAAGGCACAAGTTCTTCGTTACGGATCCAAACAACAAGGTTCCGTCTGTCGACGTTGCGATGTGGAAATCATGGACATCTACAACCCTACCCCAGCGTCGCCTTCCGACGTTGCTCTTTTATCGCGGTACGTCGCGTACATCATTCGACCGTGTTGCAATCACACCCAAGGATATACAGTTCACGATTGTCCGCGGCAAGGAGAACAAAACGGCTCTCGACGATATTCGCATTGAACTGTATGACTGGATCAAGACGTTGGACGCCCTGATACCCTTCATGGAAGCGGCGGATTTAGCGGTGTCGAGATGGGAGCTTCAGGATCTCTCTATCCTCGGTACGTACACAAAGGACGTCACGGAGTTCGATATGCGCAGGTTCCCGTGCCTGCAGACGTTATTCAGCTTCCAGGATGAAACATTCAGGCTTATGCGCGCCGATCGCCTCGCAGAGAACTTCACCCCTCTCGAGGTACAGGCGTTTCAGGCACTGCAAGACGCGGATACACCCGGCGTATCCACATTAACGGATATTGGAATGACACCCGAAGACGCAGATGCACTGTTTACTAAGTTTGCGAACCTCGGAGATGACCTTGACTTGGAAAGGGTGCTCAAGGGATTTCCTACCATTCGCTTCTCTAGCAAAGAAGTGATTCTATCTGCGGTGACAACAGTTGAGCGCGCATTAAAGTATGCGAGCATCCTGCGCCATGTATTAACATCCGACGATGCCGCCGTAGATGCAGTATGTCCTAAGCGTCTAGAGACTGTAGAAGCAACGGCCGTCGTACCGCAACAAGTAGCCGTTTATTCTGGTGAATTCCAGGTGGACGATGATTTCCTCTCTGATCTTGGTCTTGGAGGAGAGACGGCTCCTGTGCCGGAAGCCGACACACTTCCCGCGCAAGAAGCGGTACCCAAGAAACGCGTACGCATCGCCGACAAGACTCCGTCGACGTATAACTACTTCAATCTGCGAGTCAATGCATTCGACAGAGAGACGTTCGACAAGGCAGCATACCCTCGCATCTGTGATAAGAATAAGCAAGTTGTCATATTAACCCCCAATGACGAAGCCAATATTGGCACCGAATTCAATCCGCGCAACTATCCCGAAACGGAGAAACAGAAGAAGGTGAAGAACGCAAATGCTGACAAGGAAGGAATCGATGAATACAATGTTCACGTGATTGAAATGGGTAATCCCGAAGGAATAGCGACGTGTCCTCAGTATTGGTGTATCACTGATCAACTTCCCCTCCGCGAAGATCAACTTATCGATGGAGCGTGTCCACTCTGTAAGGGAAAAATTATAACCGGGAAGGTCGAAGATAGTAAGGAGTTCAGCGTGATCAAGCGCGACCAGGCATCTGTATTTCCCAACTACATTCGCGGAGTTAAGGACAAACAGATTCCATGCTGCTATAAGGAAGAGCGCCCGTTCCGCGGTCTCCTTGTACCGAAGGATGAAAAGACGGATGACTCGTATATTCTTAGTTCATCCAAGACTCCGAATATGCGAATGGGGTATATTCCCGAGGAATTGGCAGCCTCTCTCAATATCCCGATTAAATATGCAGGCACGATCAAGAAGAGTCGACTGGATACAGGCAAGTCCGATTTCTTCCGAGTTGGTCTTGGCCGGCCGTCCGTAACACTTCCGATGTTCTTGAAGGAAGTAAAGCATATTCCTGAACCGAAAGATGGCAGGAAGAATGTGCTAATGTGTTCATTTGCGAGGACATGGACGGACATGGGAGAGGGCGAGACGCAGCTCGACCGCATTGTATCTGGCGTACAGAATGCATACAAGGAGGGACGCCTCAGTGTTATTGATGAGGTCGAGTACGTGACATCTGTTCTCGGATGTAAGGTTATTCGAGTGAATACTGCGACAAACTCTGTAACGTGTGGATTCTGGTCAGAGACACTCGCGCCTCATGATCGCACGATTGCACTGATCGACCAGGATATCCTCGCGCACGTATCCAGGTCGAGCGAAAAACTGAAGGGCTTCGCCAAATATACGTATACGGTGAACATCCGCGATCGGTTGTTTCCTAAACCCACGCTCTCTCTATTGACAACACTGCATTCTCGCGCATGCGCATCCGACCGTCCGCGCTTCTCGGACGCATTGAACGAACTTCGCAGCAAGGGACATGATTTTCAGGTGATCCTCGATCCATTCGAACGCGTACAAGCGGTATTTGTACCCAATGTTGTGGTTCTTCCAGTGCAGCCATCAACGTATGAAGCGTTGCCCGGCGTTCATGCTCGCACTGGATATGCAGATATCAAACCAGAAGAACTTCCGACACGCGAAGCTCTACGCACATTTCTCGATGCAACAACGCATCGTGGATTCAAGTGGGTGGAAGACTTGAAGGACTCTGAAGGCCGCCCCGTTGAGTCACTGCTGACTTCGGAATTCCGAGCACCGTTCCAGCCCGAGGCCGCGAGTCCAGGAGATGCGAAGGAGGTCTTATCAACAATGACACACCATCCAGAGAAACAACTGACAGAAGGCAGCCCGAATACGAAGGATGCGCTCCAGGCCGATTCGATATCCTATCAATCGGAAGTGTTCGACTTCCTGATGTTCTCACTGTCAAAGGATGTACAGACGACTGAGTATGCAATTCTTCGCGAAGCTATTGCGTCTCGTGCAGCGAACCTGTACAGACAGCTTGATGCCTGGCTCAAAAAGGAGGCCCACTGGGATGCCACGCAGGGGCCACGTGCATTCGTCAATAAGGTGCGGACACCGTGCGGGCAGTTCCAACAAAAGGACGCGTGTAATACGTCATCCTTGTGTGGGTGGAAAGCGGGTAAATGTAATATCAAGGTTGATTCATCAGTCGATCGCACACAGGTACTTCGTCGTATGGTCAAGACTCTAACAGACAACGACAAGCAGCGCGCACTGGTATTGGATGACCGTATGACACCCTTCTTCAGTACGGTCTTGTATATGGAGATGCCGCACGAGTTGATCACCACTAGCGTGTGAATGCACCATATGCAATCAGAGAAGCCGTACCAAGCATAACGTACGCGTGCATAGTCTTGCTCGGGTCTCCGGACGTCATCAGCATGTGGATGTGCGACCCGACAATGATAAGAAGAGCGAGTGCAATAGCCCACGTGTGCATTGTCCTAGGGTCAGACTTTTAACGGCGGTGGTTGGGAGGAGCCCTAGTGGCGACGTGTATGGCGACGACGCGACTTGCGGCGGCGAGTCTTACGCGACTTGCGCTTGCGGCCGCCTGTCTTCGCAGCGTTCATCTGGTGTCTAAACTCTGCCTGTCGTTCGGCTGTCTCCTGATCATTTACCGCCTGTACATTATCGGCCTCAGTTGGGCTGCCAACCACCACTGCATCCACAGCCGAATCTGGGACAGTGGGTGGATTTTGGAGGACTCTTCCATCTTCCCCTCGAGGAGGTGTTGCCTCCGGTCTATCAAGCACCCTGCGAAAAGCAATCTTCGGGGGCATTGTATCTAGACACTAAAAATCACCTGGGTTTCCAGGGTATTTTTATTGTTTATGTTGGGGTTCAGGAGTCTACCGCGCGGATTCAACGGCGACGAGTGGAGCGGTGCTTGCGGTGGCGGCGAGTGCGACGACGGCCGCCCGTTTTAGCCAGTTCGGCCAGTACCTCCTTCCGGGTTATGCTTGGCCATGCAGCCTTACCTGGTGGCAGTTTGGCCCACTTCTCCTTGAATACGCGGAGCTCTGCAGCGTTGTACTCGTCCGCCGTCGCCTTCGCCACCACCTCTGCGGAGGTCTGGCGGTGAGAGTGCAGAGGGCCGTTGAGGGGATGCTTAAATTCGCGGACTTGAGAGCGAGTCCCTATCTGCTCACTGCGAAACTTGGGGCGGCTCATTTATCTTTCACTCACAAAAAACCACTACTTACGCCTTCGGCTTGACGAAGTGGACCTTCAGGAAAGACTGGAGGTTCAGGTACGTCACCTCATCCTTGTCCGAAACGCGCAGGAGCTTCGCGAGCGCCGAGTTCGGCACGATGCGGCGCTTGAACGACGGGTCGAAGCAGCTGTGCTCCTTGACGTAGTTCGAGATGAACTTGGTCACCTCCGTCTGCGAGCGCTTCTCGCCCGACTTGAGGCCCATGAAGTGGCAGAGCTCATCCGTCAGCGGGCGCTGAACGAGGAAGGCATTGTTCGCGCGGCGAGCCTCCCACGTCTTGCGCTCCTCCGGGGTCATATCCGCCGGGTTCTTCTTCTTCTTCTTCTTGATCTCGCGAGCCTCGCGCTTGGTCGCCTTGATGGCATCTGCAACGCTCTTCGTGGCCTCGCGGACACGCGTAGTCAGCTCCGTGCTGAGCGCCTTGAGCTTCTCGGCCAGGCCGGCCAGGATGACATCGGAGTGCTCGACCGTCTCAACGGCGGCAGGGGCAGACGGCGTCTCGACCGTCGGCACCGTGAGGACGGCCTTGGACGGGGCGGCGGGCTTCTCGGCCTTCACCGCCTTGGCCTTTACGGCCTTGACGGGGGCGGTCGGCGCCGGCGCGGCGGCGGGGGCAGGAGCGGCGACGGTCTTGGGGGCATCGGACTTCTTGGCAGGCATCTTGTTTGCCTTAACGGAGGCAGAAGAAGAGGACATTTCTAACGCGCTGGTATACTCTTACCTCCGGCGGTCATGTAAACCGCTTCTCCAAGAAAGTCAGGCGGGAGACGTTTTGTGTAGGACAATAAACGCGACTTGGCTCCGACATAGTACATTCGATATGCAATTACGGGGTCATGTTGTTTGAATTCATCGGGCATCGCAAGTCGAGGCAGTGTCCATCCAATGTCTACTAGAGTGACAGGTGTATTTACCGATAGCCACTCGAGATGCGTTTGCGTCTTGTGAAGTTTACCATACCTGAACGTGAACTCGGTACACAACGCCAGTCCAAGCCGACATAGCCAGTTGTAGTTGGCCAACGACTCGCGTACCCAGCGAGCTGACGGGTGGTTGGGATGGGTCTTGCGATATGCACCATCGGGCAAGGGCGAACCGTAGACCCAATGCGCGGTGTACAGAAGTTGCGCAGTCTCTAGGATCATCTTCACGACGTGTTTGTCGCAGTGAAGGCGCGCAGCTTCGTCGGGGTCGAGGGAAAGGAAGAATATATTCATTGTAGCCTCGCAACTGGACTTCTTTAGCCTTACAGAATCCATTTTAACTCGGCATATAACAACAATGTACGCAAAAACTCTTCTCGTTTTCCTTGCGGTCGCGGTCGTGTTCTATGTATTGACTCGCCCGCGCGAGGGAATGTGTGCGGCGACCGCGAAGCTTACATCGGCAGCAATCAAAAAGGCATGCGAAGACCAGCATGGAGCATATGACGAGGCCACGAACACATGTAGTTGCCCTAACGGAACTGCTTAACATCGATACAGTGCAGACAATAATAAAAACACAATATCGTATGACTGCGAGTCTGTTAACGCAATCGTAAGTAGATTGAGAGAATTGATCATATAGCTGGCATTCGAGACACCCGGTCGCCCGTGTTCTCCGCGTATGCACAATGATATCAAACGTTGGTTCGGCTTCGGCATGTCCTGGATGTCCTCCAGAAAGAACCGAAACATTACTCGCATGTTAGAGTGATCAAGATTCGCAAACTGTTGAGGATGGGTATCCTCGAATCCGAAGCTCCGGAATATGTGGGTAAGAACCGTCCATCTGCGGATGATATTGTCGGCAAGAATCTTGGAAGGCGCGGGTACAGGCAATCTATGCCGCCGACGATGTAGGTGTATTTTTCGCAGGCGCGCTAAATCAGCGTGTTGAATGGCAACATTTGTGTAGGGATTCAGGGGAGTAACTGAACGATTGCACCACTCCCATGCGGTTCCAAAGTCAAACCACCATAGTTTACCCGCCTCTTCAATACCAAAGTACGCCATCGGATCTTGCCGATATTTTGATTCACATGTCACGAGATCCTCGTCGTTTACGCATTGTTCTCGGCGCAGCACTCCGGGACCAGCCCACACAAGTGCCCTGCGCACACACCATCCGCGGTAGAGCGCCTGCACCTTCGTGAACCGACTGATCCTGTCTTTGTGGACGTCCGACCAATAACGGACATTCTTAGACCGCGCATGTACCCCGCATACGGTGTATCCGCGTAGTGCACCCGCGGTGCATTGATCGTTCGACCGTTTGCTCTTAACGGATGCACACTGTGGCATTACTTATCTTAAAAACTAGAAACCTACGCGTAAAACGGATGAGCCTATCGGCACGGTAACGGATATCACAACAATCAAAATGGCCACCACTGCTATCATCCCTTCTGAGAACCTGGACATCTCCCGCGTCAGCATCGGCGACATCCGTCCGAACAAGGCTGGTGGCAAGACCGTTCCGATCAAGTACAATGGACAGGCACTTCAGGTTCGTATTCCGCGCATCTACTATCCGGCCGGCGTGATCGTCCGCGAGGACGAGCAGGGCAAGCGCAGTTACAGTCTGCTGGCGTCGCTGAAGGGATGCGATTCCTACGCCAAGGAGCGCAACTCCGACGGTAGCGACGTGGGCTCCTTCTACAACTTCTGTCTGGATTTCCAGGAGAAGCTTATTCAGCACGCCATGACCAACTCTGGTAAGTGGTTCGGCAAGGCGAAGTCCGAGGCCGTTCTTCGCGAGACGATGAAGCCAATTCTCACGCCGAGTGTTGAGAAGGTCAACGGCGAGTGGATTCCTAACGGCAAGTACCCACCGTCTCTCCGCATGAAGATCTCGATCTGGGATGGCCAGGTCGGGATGGACGCGGTGGATGAGAAGGGCAATACGATCGTTCTCGCGGAGGACAATCTCGAGCAGGTGTTTGCCAAGCGTATCGAGGGTCGCATGGTGATTGCACCGAGTGTTTACGTGACGGGTACCGGTTTCGGTGTGACGTGGCGCGTCGTTCTCGCCAAGGTGTTCCCGCCGTCTCGTGTCGGTGCGAAGGCCGCGTTCGCCGACATCAAGGAGCCGGACGACGATCCGGAGGACAAGCCTGCTGCGATGAACCTCCCGGTCGCAGACGCCTTCCCGACCGAGGACGAGGAGGAGACGAACGAGGATGTCAAGCCGCGGGCACAGACGCCTCCTCCCACTGCGCCTACTCCGGTAGTGCCTGCTGCGCCGGCGCGGCCGACGAAGGCGCGGAAGGCGCAGGCTGTTCAGTAAAGCCAAGTAAAGACCAAACAGAGGAACCCTTCGGGGGGATGTGAATAACCATTCGATCATCAATAAAAAACACCTTTTCCTTTTGAGGGAAGGTCAGTGGTGCAGCAATACCACACTCAAACGACGACAACGAGATGCGTTGACATTTCTCACATGAATACACCTGTGGACGAGTAATCAGCATCTCGGATGTAACAACGCGCAGGGAGCCGCGCAGACAGCGCTCAAGGAATTTTTCAGGCGTAGTCCACTCCTCGGTCAGAAATTGTTCGTATACATGTGTAGGAAGTTCCCCCCACAGTGTATCATTAGACGTCCATCCGTCTTCCTGGAGCAACGTGCCGAATACGTCCTCCTTATACCACAACAGCGCTACGTCGGATGGGTCGTCGAGTTTGTGTTCAGACACGCCAACGCGATCAAGGTCGTCGGGATCATAGAGCCAGTACACATTTGCATGAGTGTACGTTGGGTCGCGTGCACCGCGGTATACTTGCCGTCCTGCCATAGTCCACAAGTCGGATACGATATTGATGTCGTGTTCTGTAATATCGGTGTCGACATCATAGACAACCGACCTGTCGATGGTTGAGAACATTACTTACGAGAGCGTTTGGTTTTGCGGCGAGTTTGACGCCGGCAACAATGTATCATGCGACGCTCCTCCATTTATTTTCCCCGACCAAACTACTCTAATCGAACGAAATCTTAACAGGTACATCGTGAACGCGTACGGACTTGGTGGCTGACCGACTCAGCTCGTGTCGCTTACGGCGCTCGCCATCTTTGGGCTGGATCACCTGTGAACACGCCTCCATATCCGCGTGGATATCGTCATAATGCGCATCTAGATAGTCGAGCACCTCGTCCTGAATCGCCCATTCAAAGAAGTTTAGCTGTCCCACTGTGGTATCTAGACCACGGAACTGGATTCGTTTCCACCTGCAGAATGGATCGAACATCTTCTTGTTGTACGCCTTAAGATGAGACTTGTAAACAAGATACACAATGACGTGATGATTTGCCTTGGTCATGAACGACACATTGTATTTCTTCGAGTAGTTTGTCACGAACCAGTCGAGCAGGCGCAAACTCAGTCGAGACTTGCCCGTCAGTATCTGCTCGATACGGCTGAAGTTATCGGAGTCTGTGTAGAATTTCTCGAGACGGTGGAGAACCCACTGTTCCTTGCTTTGAATCGTCTCCATAACGGTTCTGTGTTCCAGCACTGAAAATGAGTTTTCTGGCGCGACGCAAAGATAAATGCATGGAGACAGTCGTGACAAACTGGCTACGTGAGCCACCGTACAGTCACATGAAGAATCGTCTTAAACCGCTGACGATGCTAGTGACGCTGCTTGCTCCACATCTAAGCTATACTCGAGCACGTCGCCATATATTCGCTGCCGCCGAAACCGCCATGAAGGGTGAACTCGGACTTCTGTGGATGCGAGATCGGTGTGTCCGGCGAACAATCCGAATCTATGGGATGAACGACCAGCGCACCTCCGCATGGCACGCTAAACGAGGGGAAATGATAACGGCTTCGGAGGTGGCAGGTGTATTCACTGGCGGAGAGACGCGGCGTAGTCTAGTGATTCGCAAGCTTGAACCCCCGCAGCCAACCGGGGGAAATACCGCATCGGCGTTGATCTGGGGTACACGGTTCGAACCTATTGCGAAGGCAATGTATGAGTCCGAAACACAGTGTACGATTGTAGACGTATCTTGTGTTCAACATCCCGTATATGCATTCCTCGGCGCATCTCCCGACGGAATCGTCTTCCCAACGGATTCATTTGATACGCGCCGTCGTGGCCGACTCGTGGAGTTTAAGTGTCCTATCTCGCGTCCCCAGACAGATGGAATTCCAGATGCCTACGTGCACCAGATGCAGATGCAGATGGAGTGTACGGGCATTGATGAGTGTGAGTATGTCGAATTCAGGTTCAAGCAGATATTCTCGTCTGAATGGATTGGATCGCTGCATACCAAGGGCGTCTTTGCCGTATTTGACGATCAGACAGTCGAGTACAAACCGCAGAGCATGCCGCTAATCGAGTGGCAGTACAGAGTGACCGATCGTGACCCACAGTACATTTACTGGATATTGCTTTCAACCAAACGAGAGTTTCTTCCGAAGGATCCCGGATGGTTATCCAGACATCTTCCGGCACTGCGAACTTTCTGGGACGAGGTGCTTCTCCACCGGGCTGCCGGTACGCTTCCTCCTCCGCCCCCATTAAAGATCGTTACACTTGACATCTGATCACACCCGGGAAGTAATACCCTGCCGTTGGCATATTTAGATCTGCATACCATCGATCCGGCATCACGATTTTTCGTTTAGGGTTGAGATACGCACCCCACCAGCTAAAGCTCGAGTTTGCACAGATTCCGCCTGCACACTGACTCATTAGATACAACGTTTCGATCTCCGGCTCCATTACCAGCGTGTAATGCAGCCCGTTCAGATAAGGCCGAGACATCGCATAGTCGAGATCGTTTGTCATCACAAAGAAATGAGCGTTGGGAAACTGTGCAATCGCGCGCAGGTAGTATGCATCTAGCCCAATATCATGAAATGCGTTTCCAACGTAATCACCGCCCCGGACGTGAAGGAAGACACCGTCCTTGATTCCCGGATACTTGGATGTGACGTCGATAAAGGACAATCTAGAAACAAAGTCCTGATCGATATAACGCCAGTCCTGGAAATAGCCATGCATCTCGGGGTTCGACATCATCTGCAACAGCGGTACCCAGTTTGCATAGGAAATGCTTGGTTCACTCACGCGCCGCGATGGACTGACATGAGCGTGCAGGGATCGAAAACCCTGGAAAATGGAATCGAAATATGATGTTTTCGAGTGCGTTGACGGATTGGTAACGCTCTGTATATAAGGACTACGGTGTGTCTTCCGCGCAACATGTATCAGTGCAGCCAGCTGAAATAGCTGGTTCCCCAACCCACCCATTAAGCTAACTGTTATGGGCGGCATACTCGTGTTTATTTCCATTTATGAAAGCGTCAGAGTCCAAAACTCCCGGTGATCTTGGAAACGATTGCGAATGTCGCTATGATCCGGCCGCTGATACATGAGTGCAGGATTTGGTGCAAACCACTTGTCGCGTTTCATGAGCCTCTTCCAACACTGATCGGATCCGTATATACATTCATTTAGCGTTTGTTCCAGTAACGGAAGTGCTTCCTTGTAGCACGTTAACAATGTGTCGATATAATGAGCACTTATGAGATACGAAGACGTCGTTTGTCCGTCGATGAGCCGGTATGTACCCGGTTCAATCTCGGAGGCAGATGGTCCGAAATGGATGAGGTCATATGGTTGTGATGCAAGCGCTTCCACAATTGCGTACCCCTCGTCAAAGTTATTCCACTCAACGTCGTCCTCCACAACAAGAACGTTCTTCCAACCATAATGCTTCGCGGCGCTCAGAACTGCAATGTGACTTTTCAGGCAACCAATGAAACCGGGATTAGTGTCGACTGCGGACATGCGAACAACCTTATCTCCAAATTGTGAGAGGACTCTGCGAACATGTTCGTCTCGGTCAGTTCGCCTATCTAGATTAATGTAGACAACCTTATCCACGAATTCCCACATTATATCGCGTTTTGGTATTACTTTCAGAATTGAACCGCAAGAGAACAATGGCAGTTACATTTGTAACAGCATTCTTAGATTTACATGAAACGCGATCAAAGGACAAACCAAATGATGTGCGTATGCAGTATTTTAGACAGTTGACTGCAACGGGTGTCCGCCTCCACGTATTCATTAGTCCGGAATACGCTGACAAACTCCCGCGCATCGACAATGGTGTTGTTGAATTGATTTCGCTCGAAGAACTCGACATGTATGCGAACGCCCCGCCAGGTATCCCCGATCATCGATCTGAAGTTCACGACACGCGTAATTTCTTGATTTTGATGAATGCGAAGATCGAGTTCATCAAGCGGGCAATCGACTCGGGTAAGCACACGACCACGCATTATGCATGGACCGACTTCAACCTGTATCACGTACTGAATGACTCCGAGTCATCGGACGAACTGCGAGCAATCTACCGTTCGGAACTACCATCGACATGCATGTTCTTTCCGGGGTGTTGGCCTAAAGGTGTAATCTGGGATGCCGTCAACTGGCGCTTCTGCGGTGGTTTTTTCCTAGGCGACAAGACTTCACTACTGAATTTCTACGATGTATACACACGAGAATACCCCAATCTACCAAAGCTTAGCTGGGAGGTGAACACGTGGGCGTACCTCGAATCGATTGGTGTTCATTTTGATTGGTTCAAGGCTGATCACAATAAGACTATCATCGAAATCCCCCGTAATGTCATTTGTGTGCCAAGCGATATGCCGTTCGCATGGGCATCGCCCGATTGTGGTCTGTACGTGAACGGATCCATGTATAGATACGTAATTGATTGTATTCGTCAGATCGGTCTGACTGCTATTTTTCCAAAGTCAGACGGAGTGATTGGCGACGAGGAATTTGATCGAATGATCGCATCGCTTGGGCGTGAAGAAACTGTCGTCACACCAGCACGCGAGTATCGACGACTCGAGGCGCTCGCCAAACACCCAGTTGTGTGTATGCATTCCTCTCGCTGCTTCAAGAGCGACACGCTGCTTCTTATGCCATGGAGCGACACCGTGTTCGATTGCGGAATTCGCTTTCCGCAAGTCGAATGGAACTCAAAGCAGTCTACTGCAGTATGGCGTGGCGGATCAAGTGGATTCTATCGACCGTCTATTCGAATGCAAGTTGTTGATCGCTTGTTTGGCGTACCCAACACCGACGTTCGTTTCGTACGTGGGGGCTGGCCGATTAACGACAATGTGATCCCAGATCGACATTTTGGAGAGCGCATGACTACGTCCGATCAATTACATTTCAAGTATCATCTGGTGATCGATGGAAACACCCCGGCCTCAAACGGTCAGTGGGTGTTCGCAACGGGTTCGGTTCCTATTGTTATTACACATCCTGGTAACCGATGGTGGGCAGATACGGAACTGCGGCCGATGGTTAACTATGTTCCCGTTAAGTATGATCTATCGGATCTCGTGGAAAAAATTGAATGGCTAGTTAGCCACGATGTAGAGGCTCGACAGATCGCGCGAAACGCACTAGCTTTCTCGGAGCGCGTTCTCAGTCCAGCGTTTCAGCGCGGTTACATCAGGACTCGCGTACAACAAATCGCCCAGCGAGGTCGCTGAATCCATCTCGCTGTTTGCCAATCCGAGTCTTATACGCATACCATTCGGCGTCGGACTGAAGTGGTTTCCAGTACTGATCTAGCAGATATATCCAATCCAAGTGCGGGGACTCGATAAACAGACGCGCTCCTTCTTCCCAGCGTGTTAGAAGCTTATCATAAAATCGAGAGTGGACAATGTAACCACTGGTCGTTTGCACCTCGAGGACGCGGTTGAACGTTTCACAATGTCCGGCTGATGCAACCAAGTTATATGAGAGCATCACGACATCATAATTGACAGGAAGACGTAGGATCAACTCATCCCATGTCTGCTTATCCACCAGAAACTGAAAGTCGTCTTCGAAAATCATAACGGACTCATATCCTCGTGCCCTCGCGAGCTTGAGCACTCCGATATGGGAGAGATTACAACCGATTGCACCGGGATCGTATTCGACGGCAGGAAAACGCTCAACAACCAACCCCTTGTCTGCAAACTCTTGTTCGACCTCTGCGCGCCTGTCCGTACGGCGGTCTAGATTGATGTAAAACGCATGCATTGTACATACTCTGAACGTCAGACTAAGCTTGTTTCTGCAGCTCTCGCAAGGTCGTGCCTCCCATCATTGCGCGCATTCGCAATAAAGTGAGTCCGAATCGTCCAATGATCGTGAATGCTATGATGGTAATTCGTAATGCATGAACGGTAGTCTGAGAAGTACAGGTCAAACCATTCGGGGTGGCGATCGAACAGGTAGACCAGCACCTGCTCCTCCGTGTGTCCGACACCATTCTGAAGCTGCTCGTAGAAGATGGACATCATGCCCGTGTAAAATAACTCCATGTACCCGCGCTGCACCGAGATGATAGTACCGGCCAGCGAGCAGGGTCCACCCCACTTCATATACTCGGACATCGGGTAGAGTTCACGCTTCGAGCGATAGTGGATCGCCGCACATGCGATCTTCGGACGCGGGTTGTTAATGATGGGTACGGTGGCAGTAGCAACATCGAGAGCCATATGAGAACACCCGAAATCCAACCAGATGTAATGCGTCGCCGGACAGCGCCGATATGCCATATAGAGTGCCGGAATCTTGAACATGGTCGTGAGACAATGAGACGATGTGTTGCGGTCGTTTGGATCCTTATATCCGGGCGAGCGCATACGGTTATTCAAGATGATCGAGTATAGGGACTGGTAATAGTCATACTCTGCGATGTTCTTCTCGATGTATGTAGTCGGGTGGGTGGACACTTCGTTGCGGATAGCCTCAATCGCCGGGCGAGTCGACGAGTCGCAGAAGATAACCATAGGTGCAGGCGCACTGAGTGTAGCGCGGCCGTTCTTCATATAGAACTCCATAGGTCGTGTGGACGAAACTGCGTCAGGGAGTTGCTGTAGATTGAAGAACATGGTGACTATGGTTGCCATTTGAATACTCAAAGATCAAGCTGCTTAAGCTAGTTCTCGGACAAAGCAAAGACCCCGATTGCAATGTCTCGCAAGATGTTGCGTCCACGGATTTGACGGGTCTTTCGTGTCCTGTAGACCGTCGCCACCATAAAGAAATGCAATCTCGGTGGGTGAATAATTTCGAGGAACGTCAAGTACTTGCGTATCTCCATCGGGCTCTTCGCCGTATCCGACTTTCCCATAGATAATACAGTCGAACTCGTGTTTTTGAAGTCGACCAAGGGTGACAGCGCGGTCGATAGGGATGTCGGGTAAGAGCCCGCCATAGCTGTACCCAAACCCGTACGCATTTGTCATTTCGGCTCCAGCGTACAGCGTCTCTATCTTTGGGTAGTCTACGAAGTTCGCGCCCAATTTCCGACGGAGACCAATCGCCAACGTCTCACGTGAGTAGTTTGTGAAACTTCGCCCACTAAGCATTAGGATCTTCTTCGCTCCAGGAAATTTGCGAAGGAACGACTCTGTTCGAGCAGACACCGAGCAGTACTTTCGGCAATGATCGAGCAGTTGCTCGACAATCTCGTTGTACTTCAGAATGTACGAGTCGTCCCATGGCAGTAGCTCACGATTAGCCTTCAACACCAACTCCTTCGGGAACGTGGTCATGGTAAAGTAGGGGCATGCTTCCAGATTCTCGAAGATAGGAATGCAGCCGTTCGCAATAATCTCGTAATGGCGCATGCAGTCCCACCCACCCTTCTTTCGCGTGACAGCAAACCGAGACCTCCGATATTCGTCGTAGTACAGTTGTTGTTCTCCTGGTCCAAACGGTCTGGTATTGGGGACGACGAACGATTGAAGTTGGGTTTTTTCGGGAACAGAAGTTACGATGAATTCGTCTGGAATCGAATAGGAAAACGGTATCATTGATCTACCACGCGAAAATGCGCCTCCACCATGCTCTATGCGGCGCTGCAAACTTTGCGTCCCATTCGTCTATTGTGTACTGGTTTCCCATACTCACGTTGCACCGCGAACAGATTGGAACCAGATTATCTAGAATTGTTCCGCCACCCTTGCTCTCGGGAACATTATGACCGCACTGGTAATCGAATACCGTCATCTTGTTCGTACACCAGGACACCTTGCATTTAATTTCAAATACTCGCCCCACCTTTACAAGCCATACCTGCTCTCGCAGTGCCTTTGGTATCTTGTGCTTAACGCTGTTCATTAGTGTTTAATTCCTCACCGCTGTATATGCGTTTACGCGAAAGGGGGTTGAGTATCCCGGCGCCGGGTCAACAAATGACATGAAACCCATGTGATTTGTCCGCTGTTCATACGACGAATGTTCGACCTCCTGTGTCCGTTGGATCTGACTGCGGTCGAGTAACTCGGGCTGGAACTTTTCCTGTCCTTGGGATACCGTCCACACAAACCAGAGGGTGGCCAAACCAAGGAGTAGTGCAACGATGTGGAGCATTGTCTTCTCGGGCGATAAAAAACGAACTCTTTCCCTCCGTATGAGAAAGGAGACACAATGGAAGACAAGGCTCTTGCAACACTGCGCATTCACTTCGAGCGTCGTAAGCTGGCAACGGGTACGAAACCCCTTGCAACCGAGCTCAAGGATGTCAGTGCATACACAATGGGCGACAAGCTCATACTCTTCAGTCAAAAGGATAAAATGCTAGAGCGCGACGTCAAGACGTATCTTGCTTATGTATCTGAGAACGGCTACACGAATGGAGTTGTCATTGTCTCGCTCTCAAAACCGTCTGAGAACCTTCTAAATATCATTCGCGGTCACCATACGGCTGACAAGGTATCATTCTTTCACATCCGTGAACTCCAAATGGATATTACAACTCACCGCATGTCTGTCCCTCATCGGATTCTGTCTCCAGACGAGGCAAAGGTTGTGCTCGAGAAAAATCGGGTCGCAAAGCCCGAAGACCAGCTTCCGTGGATCGACTCGCAGGACATCCAGGCGCGTATCATTGGCGCTGTACCCGGAGACATCATAGAGATCACTCGCCACAGTGATACGGTCGGCAAATGTACGTATTACCGCTACTGCGTTGCCGACGTAAATGTTGCCTAGACACAATGTGGGTCGAGCTATTGGTCGGGGCAACGCTGCTAGCTATCATATATCTCCAGCGCGAACACATGGCGACCGGAGTCTATGACAAAACCACTCCGCCTAACGACGAAGAGACCTCCGATATTTTTGATCAGATCATGGGGATGTCACCGTCTATTCTTCACGATGCATACACCGAAGCGCTCGCGTTGGCACAAGCTGCTCACGCCGATGCTAGAGTGTACGCCGACAAGGTTCCCTCTGATCCTTTCCTTCAGGGTTCGAAAACGATATCTGACGCCAAACTCATACAGATATCCAAGACAGTTGTGGTGACATCAGTTCTCACAGCGGGCAATGAAATCAAGAAACAGGGCGGCTCTATTACGGAAGAGAACATCAAGGCGTTCGTAGAGTCATTGTATACAAAGCTCAACCAGCACATCGACGATGTTCAACCCACGGTGGCTCCTTTGCCGAATGCAACCCCCGTTCAGATCGAAGTGAGCGCGAAGCTTCGGGAGTATACTGAGCGGGCACGGACACTCGTTAAAAAGTATGACAACGATGCAGTTAGGGACTCGTGTGCAGCCGTCCTCAAGATGTATTACATCGACCAATTGAAGCCCGGGTGGAGCACGCCGGCGGCGGCGCGGGCGGCGGCCGAACCAACCGCATCTGGGAATATGACTGATTTGGAAACAGAATATCAACAGCGAAAGACGGTGTATGACAACCTCGTCGCGCAGGCACTTGAGAAGGACGATATAACAAAACTGGATGCAATTGCGGCGGCGAAGCAGGCGATGAACGATACCCTCTCAAAAATGCTCGCGCTCTCCGCGAAGACCGGTTCCTCTGATCAGCAGGACGATCTGATTCGCAGAGTAATGGAGATCCAGCGCGATTATAACGGTCTATTGGTAGCCACTGATAAACTCGAGACCCTACGTCGTATCCATCAGATAACAGACGTACGGGATGGAGCTGCTCTCAAGATATATGGACTCGCCTTTTTGGTTGCAGTCATTGGACTCATGATTCTGGTGATGCGTACGCATTGATAGCCAGCGCAACACCGAGGACGACGGCGAGGACGATTAATCGCGTCACCAGATCGCCGTAATTAACAGGTGGAGGTCCATCTTGCATCGTTGTAACGAGTTCGTCTGCAACCTTGGGTCCGTCCTCCTGCAGTTTCTGCGCCTTCAGATGGAGGCTTTCGAGTTCCGGATTCGTGTTTTGGTAATCATCCAAAAATGTCTGAATGAAAAACTGATTCTGGTTGATCTGCGAGCGCATATCATCTAGAACCGCCTCAATCTGCGCTTCCGCTTGTGTAGATGCTACCTTGCTACCGACATCCTGATTCCTGATGTAAGATTTATAGTTCGTTGCATACACATCAAGTAACATCTGAAACTCGGGACTCACCGAATTGACCAACCCTTCTCCGGTTGGGGTCGAAGCATCGAACGTTGCATGCTCGCGAACAGATAACCGAGCGATCGCAAGTAACGCAATCAACAGGGCAGTGAGCCACCCAACCATTATCTTGTAGGAGTAATAAAATGCCGGTCGCTCAATCGTTCTTCGAACCATCGGCACCTGCTCGCCACATGCGTGGAGTGGATGCGTCCGAGTACACCCGTTTCGTGCGGATGGCCGCTACCGTTGCGCCTTATGTTAACACCGCTACGACGTTCAATAGGCCGTTCGCCCGTCTTGGACAAAGTCAGGAGGCTAACTTGGATGCCCGTTTCGTTAGCACAATCTTCGGAGGCCTCAGACCGTTTGTTGCGAATAAGTAATGAGTTGCCCAGCAGGCTTTGAAATCGGTCTATCGAGTACATGCCGAGTCATCTGTCCGGCAGATTATAAGTACATCAACGATTCGGGCGTTGAGAAGTGCGTGTCTGGTAAAAACAATCAGTACTTTGTCAGGCTACAGGAGATCCCACAGGGATCATCGGATACCGCTTTCTCTGATGAACAGTCTCGGTTTCTGTCTGATCTTATATTGATAACGAAGAAGGTGAGGGCGGATCAAGACGCAGAGGAAAGACTCCGAGGAATTAATGATAGAGACGTGGTCGCACATCACGATCGAATTCGTTCGAAGAATGGCGTGACAGATGCATATGCCGAGGCGATTGAAACACTCAAACCGCTTCGCCCTCCTACGCAGCCAAACGAGGACATTGTGAACGCAAAACTGAGTATCAAAGAGTTAACGGCGCGCGATATCCGAACTCTTCAAATATGTTTGTTCTTTGTAGTGCTTGCTCTTTTTGAGTACATGTTGCTTCCGGCGTCGATTGTCCATGGAGTCGCCTTCCTTACGCTATGTGTTGGGTTCTCATCAGCAATCTATCTCTCCAATAGATAATGGGTAACCGGCAGTTCAAGTGTCCCGCCGAAACAACCTACGGCGCTGCACCGATGTCGTGTGTGATGGCGTGTCCACATGACTTCGAACTTCGAGTGGTCGACGGAGCTCAACGTTGCGTAAACAAAGACGATCCAGAGGTTTCGATTCATCTGATCGCACAAGCCGCCGTACCACGTGATCTCGACGACAATGCTCCATTTACGATCAATAGCTTGAAGGACTCTCATCCAGACGAATGGGCGCGCTACACGGCGGAGGCTGATCGATTCGAAAAGGAGAGAGGTGTAGCAGTTGCCAGCGTCGATCACGATAAAAAGATTGCCGCGGCGGCGAAGTCACTGCAGACTGCAGCGCCGGGCGAGGCTACGGCCGCCGCCAAGGCTGCGTATATGGAACTTACAGGCGACCCCGATAGTGTCGCATATCAACTTGATCAGTCTGCATCCGCCGATGCTAGAAAGGCTGTCGATCGATTCATCTCAGATTACCAGTTTCTCGCCAACCAGGGAGCGCAGCAACAGAGTACGCTCGATTTGATCAATAGCGTCAAGGATAACCTCTTCACGGTAAAGGATGACATGGAGTACTCGGTCGGTACATTTGATAAGCAGGTCAACGCCATTCGCGACCAAATCAATATGAACAAGCGGAAACGCGAACAAGCTGTTGGATACGGAACGTGGCTGTCGATGGGACTCAACATCGCGATCGTGCTTTCATTGGTATTCGCCGTATTTGTCATTGGACGCAAAGCACTCGGTGGGACGAGTTTTACGACATCGTCTGAACTAGGTGCGCCTACACGAGCACCTGCAACCCCGGAAACGGCTGCGTTCTTTGACGCGTTCCTTAAACACATTACCCCCGCGTCAGCTACACCTGCAAAAAGGGGCTGGTTGTGGTAATGGAGGTCACCGACCCTCGCCCTGTAACTGACTTTCAAAAAACAACGTTCTGTGGTCATCCACGTGCGCACGTGCGGAAGGTGTTGATTCAGACGATCCAATTGGGTCATGCAGATTATGCATGTTATTGGACGCTTGAACTACTCTGCTCCGGTCTTGTGCATAGTTTATGGGACTCACTGTTTGAAGCCGCCGCCCTTCATATCAACCGTGCTCAACCAAACGTCTTTCTGTATTTGGCAAAGGCGTATGAGACATATGCACCCATTGAGAATAGCTACGACATCCGCAATATGACCCGCATTCGCAACCATCCGGACGTTCGTAAGATGGTCTGTGAAGTGGCTGCCACCTTAGCGCTATGTCGGAAAAACAAACTGTCGTCGCTCCCTGTATTGAAACCGACGCATGATTTTGATCCAGTCACTGTTCAAGAGAGTCTTAAATCGCCGTCTCGGTTGTACGGTACACAAGTCCTGAAGCCTAACGACCCTATGCCCGTAGCCGTCCCCATAAACGAGTTCTGTTATTGCATACGTGCAGACGTGCGCGATTTGACTCGTGCCATGTATTGGATGTCATGGGTATTCACATTCTGCCGCGAACATAAGAAACAGACAAAGAGCAACCTTCTCTTCGCCTCACGCACAGATGAGTACGTATCGGGGAGTGACAGCACGCATCCGGTTTGGATTTTCTGGGATGCATTGCGCAAAAACGCGCCTCCCCTTTCGCGTGAATATATCGATGTCCTTTATCGCATACATTCCTTGCGGTGGTCGCCCGGTGACAAGGGAAAGCGTGCCCTGCTGATCGCCGCCACGACGCTGCTGTGCGAGGGGTCGCTTGACAGTACACCGTGCGCTCCGACGCTGCAGGTATCAAACGTCTTGAATGGAATGCCTGGGTGGATTGATGCGATAGTCAAGATGCAGCGGAGTTTCGCGTAAAACGGAAGCGTGCGATGTAACACAGATACAAAGCATCCAAAATGTTCCGTCCCTGCTTCTCCGCGACTCAGGTCGCTGGCGTTATCGGTCGTCATACCTACCAGCCCGTTCATCAGGTCATGTATGAGGTCTTCAAGAAGGATAAGAATGCGGCCGAGGTTATCGAGGCCATCGAGAAGGCGCACAATCGAAAGGCAACCAAGAACTTCAAGGGAGCATTTCTGAAGGATCGCGACATCCAGAAGAGCGTATTTGCTGCACTGGATAACTGCAAGATTGCAGATTCTGCGGCGGAGAAGGAGGTTGATGCGACGAAGATTCTCTGGGAGGCAGAGGCTAAGAGTCATGCGCTGGACATGAAGGTTGCGGCAGGTATCGAGGTTTCGCAGACTGAGCGTGACATGGTTCGCTCTGAGGTAGAGAAGGCTGCTGTGAGCAAGAAGATTGCGTCCGAGGCGGCAGCAGCGGCGCCGAATGTTGAGCAGACGCTGGCGAGCGTGGAGGCCGCATGTCAAAAGGTGATTGACCGTACTCCGAACATGAATCCCGCTATGGCAGCTCAGCTGCTTGCAGATGCTCGCGGCGAGGTGTCCAAGAAGCGCGGACTTAACAACGAGGACAAGATTCTTAACACATATGAGGCTGAGCGTAAGGTTGTTCTGACGGAGCGCAACACGCGTATGTTGCGCACGGAGACAGAGTACTTCACCCTGGTCGGACGAACGGACGGATTTGTTGCCAGCCAGAACCGCGTGGTGGATTCGAAGGATCGCACCACCTACTGGAAGACGGTACCGGTCTATGACGAAATCCAGCTGCGAGTCTATATGCACATGTTGAATGCAACTGACTCCGAGCTGGTTGAGAAGTTTCCAAACGGAACAGTTCGCAATACAGTGTTCGTAAACGATGCCGATGAGTGGGCTGATATCGAGGCTAGTCTGAATCTTGCTGTGCGCAAGATGGGGGCGATCCTCGCCGACGCGTCCAGCTTAGAGGATCTTGTCTTCAAGAATACAGTGGAGAATGGAGTGTAGTGTCACAACCGTGAAGCCGCTATGGGCAGATGGAGATGGCCGTTCATACGAGACGAAGTTCCTATACACCGGCCGGGGACGAATCAACACGCATACGAAAATGTACGAGACTTTTCAGAAAGGCCTCCATCTTTTTCTGTTTGAACGCCCGTTTCCCGGTGGCGTTGTATCGCGAGTCTATGCGACCGAACTGGCGACTGTGACAGAGTATTCAAAACTGCCTCGTAAGTGGAAAGAGGAAACTCCGACGTCCACGCAGTACTTCTCAGAAGTGCGTCGGATTCCATCGTAAGAAAAGAGGGGAACAAAACAAATGGAGGCGTATGATATACTCGTCACTGCAGTGTCGTCTCTAATCATGCTTATCGTAATTCATATCTCCGTATTCGGTGTGGTTCGATGGCTCTATCCGACGCCGTCCCCCCAGCAACAGGTTCGGTTCGCAGAACCACCTACCGTGCCGGCTCCGCCCCCTCCTCCTCCGCCTTTCACGCAGCCGACGCAAGAGAGGCAGGAAGTGAATGTACCCACGTATGCGCCGCCTGTACCCGTGGAAGCCCCTCGTGAAGACGGGCGTGGTGAACTCGGCAAACCATCGGGTACCCCAGCTGAACGGCCTACCTGGTTGGTTGCTGTTGACCCAAAGACCCTCGACGCATGAGGCAGTTGCACTGAGTATCGACGAGAAGGGAGGACATCAGGAGGAGCTAAGTATCGTCATGGACGAGCGAATGTGTTGCGATACGATCTTTCGCACGGTTCGACTGTCAAAGGACGTTTTTATCGTCTGCGACGTGTGGGCAATGAATGGTACGATTGTTCACCCCCTGGCGACGTGGGCACAGCGGCAGGACTGGATTGCGGAATGTTTGCGCCTATTTCACGAGCCCGATTTGACTGCGTTGTTCACACTCGCGGACGCACCCGCAGGAACGCTCGTTCGTGGGTATGAGTATTATGACGACCTTCCTGGTAGCATTGGAGTCTTTTCGCGCGAAGATGTAAATGGCTGATAAATGCAACGCAGGCGGCCGCCGCCGTCACACGAAGAAGTCGAAGAAACACTCGCGCCGTCGCCACACTCGCCGCGGCGGAGCGGCACTTGCGAGTTACAATGGACCTGTGCTCGGTCAGGGTGGCCAACCTGCGGGAGCTAGTTTCAGTGCAGTCGGTGTATCTGGGGCGACTCCGAACACGAATGCAAGCAACTACGGCGGTGCGCCCAGTACCTCTACCGGCTACTCTGGTGGTCGTCGCTCCCGTCGCGGTCGGAAGAGCCACCGTCGCTCTCGCCACCGTATGCGCGGAGGTAACGCGAGCGCCCCGATGGGGGGTGAAGGCAAAGGAGGGGGTGTAGCGACGTCATTTGTGGGCGACATTGGGGGTGCGAACTGGCCTATTGCCGGCCGCGATGGGGTCTCGACTCGCACTGTTTGAGCGAACCACCGCGTCTGCCCACACATATGGCATGTACTTAGTGTTGTTTGTGACGATGAATGGCCCCCCGGCCTGTGCCATTCGTATCCTCATTCGCTGCATTGTAAAACGAAGTTCGGTATACTCGATCCATTCCATCCATGCGCGGTACGCAGTTGCTGCCGTTGACAATAACATAAACATATCACCGCTTCCATTGAAAAAGAGTATCAACGTGATCAGTGGCATGATAATCATGTCACTGAGTCGTTGAATTTGCGCTGTCCACGTGGGTGGTAGGCACTTATCGCGTATTTGAATGAATCGTTCGGCTGCCTTGAATGGATTCTCAGGCAGTTCCATCTGCCCTGATACTTACTCCACTGTTCGGAAACAAGATATGCTCTCCCGACGCCGGATGCGTGTAACGAATCTCCATGTCATTGTGCGCAACCAAGAAGAAGAACAGTAGATCGAGGCGGATCTCGTTACCGGGCATGAGGTAACGGTCGACCGCCATCGTGATATCCACATCTGTCGTGATATCGCCAATCCACAACCAGGGCTGCTTGATGGGGTCAAACGGATTACCAATGTACGGAGTGATCTCCTCGAGCTCGTAAAGGATGCGCCGGCGAGTCTGATCACCCTTCACCCACTCCTCGACATAGATACACTCCTCGGGAACGTGCGTCATGGACTCGTCATACTCGCTGTATGCACCCAGAAGATAGCGACGAGAGATGTGGCCGCGGTCAGTGCGGTTTGCAGAGAGATAGCGATCAAGAGCGGCGAAGGCACGGATGAGGCACATTTTGATGAATACCATCTGGCTATCTGTAGACGGATCCGTTTTTCAAATCGTGTTAAGGAATCCGGTCTGAATACCCATGATACCCGGCTTTGTCATGATAACCACTCCGTTCTTGTTGGATGCATCCCGCGCCCATTTCGGATCGTACTGGTTTCCCCACTGGTTCCCCATTGATCCTTCAGTCCACGACTGCGTGGCCGGCGTGATACCGGGCTCAGGCGGCTCGCCAGCACCGGGCGGGTTCGGCTGCCGGATTCCACGCGAACCGTCTGTGAATTTCTCCTTATTGTCCTCCCCGCCGGGCTGAGCAAGGAAAATGAAGATGTTCTCATCGAAGTTTGTTCCCATTGAAATGGCCGTAGCGAGTGCAGTAACGACAAACGGCGAGGCGACCAAGAACCATGATACCGGCGTCAGGCCAATGCCGCAGAAGGTATCGAGAACCTTGACGACGGCCAGACCCAGAATCGTCTTAATCACAGCCGTCGCCCACATTCCCATCGAGATATCGAGTCCCAACTGGACAACCAAGAAAATGAGGTAGAGCAACGCAGGGGGGCAGAGTGCTTCGATAAAACGCATCTTCACGTATTTACAATTGAAACAAGAAAAGATGGACAGCTCTGTCGATACAGTTAGACTGTTTACCAACTGTACTCAAAAGGAAGCAGAGGACGCTCTTCTGAAGTTTAATGGAAATGTGTATCGGGCTACAGACTCGTTGATGAAGACTCCGGAGATCTCTGGGACAAAGCATATTCCAAAGCCGCGCGAAATCGACCGCGGTATGACGCCCGAGCAGGAGGAGATCTGCGCAACGGGGCGGGCGCTCATGGATAAGCTCACCGCTGTAGCCTCAGCCGCCCACTCGAAAATCCGATCCGGGCAGTCGCTGGCGGGGGGCGCAGTACAGGAGGTCTCCCCGGTTCAGTCTGTGCAGAAGCCGGCCGGACAGTAACTTGAGGAGTGATAACGACAGGGTGCTGGCGTTGGAATTCTTCCATCATATTTGCGATTCTGTTCGCCTCCGAGAAAATGTTCATCGATTCTACGTGATCGCGTACGATTTTCCGACGCGTCTCGTATGTATCCACATCGTCTAACGATTCGATTGCAGCAATCCATTCCTCGGGGACTTCGCGCCGACATCCAATACCTGCGGGTATAATCCATTCTTCAACTCCCTCGGTACTACCGACAACACCGACGTTTTCGGTCGCGGGTGTGGAGTAGATGACCGGAATTCCATTCAACATGGATTCAACTGCGATGCGACCAAAACTCTCGTAATAGGATGGAAATAGCAGAATACGCGTGCGCTTCAGAATCATCCGGATGTCATCTTCGAACGGAACCCATTCGATATTAGGCGGTGCAGGGGGGAGCCATAATTCACCGTAATACGGACGTACGCCGAGAAACTTACGGTTCGGCATGCGTTTTGCCAGTTCAATGAACTGGTGAACGCCCTTGTTGACATTAGCATTGACAAGCGTGATCATGTTGCCGTCGGGGAGCGTATCCATGCGAATCTTGTTCTCCTGCATCAACGGACGAACAACTCCGGTACGAACAATAGAAGGAGGAAACGGGACGACATGCTTGCGGAAGTTAGCCTCCATGGTGTGATTGATAAATAAGAACATCTCCACCCACTTGGTCGACGCTAGCTCGTTCAGAACACTGTAACGTCCGTCAAAGTGTGCAGTGACTGCAATCGGGCGGTTATATCCGCGAGCGTTCACCCTGCGCACGTAGGGTAAACAGGGTGCATGCGGACACACCCACAGCTCACTCGACTCGAGATAAGGTGATCCGGCAGAATAGTGCATAAACCGGAAACCACGCCAGATTCCACCATTGTATCCTTCTTTCGGTTTCTCAATCGTCAGAAACATGACCGTATGTCCGCGTTTCTGAAATTCGGTTGCTAAATCAACATCGTGTAGGAATGCACCGCACAAGTCGGGCATTCGATTTGCAAAAAAGAGGACTCGCATTATGTAGACTCACCGACTCGCGTTTTCTTAACTAAGCGTGAAGAGTCGCCTCCCCACGTCCACGATTGAATCCAGTTATTGGGATTGCTATGTTCGGATTGTTTGACAGGAATGAGAGGTTGGTAATAATTCGGGATCGTCTTGTCCATGATTGTAGACGCCTCCTTCTTCGCCCGCTGCAGCTGCGCATGAATCAACGATGACTCGTCTCCTACCGTGTCGGACTGACGTCCGCGACCCAGATTCGGGGTAGTCGGAAAGGGGCGAATCCACAACTGCTTCGGCCCCTTGACACGAAGACCTTCAGAATCTCCCCACCGGAGATCAGTGTTTGTATCGATCGTACAACCATCACCCAGGCCGTAGCCGCCACGCGCGATCATACCGGGCTGGTCGGACATGGCTGCGGCAGGACTTAGCGCACCCGTACAGTCTCCACCTCCGAAGAACGACGTCTGACGCCCCATCGCAGATTCATTGGCAAAGTTGTGCTCCATTACATGCGATTGGTCGACATTGCCACGAGTGTTGGCAAAAAACCAGTCGACTGTATTTGTGGACATCGCGTACCGACCTCTTATCATCAAACCCAGAAAGTTTCATGGAAAACGGACAGTATAGACATACTGCGAACTAGAGCAAAATGCAGCCGTCAGACTGGCATGAACACGATAACAAGGGAGAGTATGTCGTCGATGTCTTCGGACGCCTGCGCGACAAGTCTGTCGCATGCGTGCGAATCACTGGTTTCAAGCCCTACTTCTACGCATCTGGCGCCGATCCTGGTTCTGCAACGAAGGTAGCCAAGTATGATGCAATGGCAGGCTTCGATTGCTTGAAGACAAAGGATGTATGGAAGGTGTCGTGCAAGTCCCTGTCGGAGTATCATAAGAAGATCCGCGAACTCAACGCTGGGAAGAAGCATGCGTTGTACGAGGCGAACTTACCCCCGTTCATTCGGTTACTGCATGAGCGCCATCTGGGACCAGGTTCGCCGATCCAGTTCATTGGCGATGAGACCGACGTACCGTGTGATCGGGACACGGGGGAGCCGATGTACAACGTTGACGTCTTCTATACATGTGAGTGGACGAGCGTCAAACCGGCATCGGGTAACATCGCACTGAAGGTGGCATGCTATGACCTGGAGATGTGTCCCGTTCAGGGCAACAACTTCCCGATGGCAGACAAGGATCCGATTGTTCAGATCGGTATCTCTTACCGCTGGTCAGACAATCTGATGGCTGCGACGTCGAAAAGGGTCTTCGTCCTCGGTAGCGTTGATCCATCAAGCGAACCAAATACAGAGTTTGTGTCCTGCAAGACGGAGACGGAGATGCTCTTAAAGTTTGCATCCAACGTGAGGAACGAGAATCCAGATATCATGTCGGGCTACAACACGTTTGGGTTTGATGATGCCTACATCGAGGATCGGTGCAGTAAACTTGGGATTTTGGAAGAGCTCAATCTGTCGCGCACACCCCCGGCTAAGACAAAGGATAAGAATGGCAGTTATTCGACGAAGTTCTCGGAGACAAAGCGGTTCGAGTTGGCGTCTGGCAAGTACGAACTCCGAATGATTGCAATGAGGGGGCGTCTGTGTATCGATCTGTTGCTAAACATGCGGCGGGAGCATTCGCTGGACTCCTTCAAGTTGGACAATGTAGCCTCTGTGTTCCTCCGCGACAAGGTTATAGACTATAAGAATAATGTCGTCACGACTAAGAGCACTCGGGGGTTATGTGTGGGTAATTATGCCCGCTTTGATCTTGTGGGAAACACTACGGATCCGTACCGAGATGGTGAAAAGTTCAAGGTCGTCGCGATCAACGGAAACACGTTCACAGTAGAGGCGCCTCCAGATCTGTTCACCGAGCTCACCGAGAAGGACCGCAAGTCACTTGACTGGACATTCACGAAGGACGACGTGGAGCCCCATGAGTTGTTCCGCCTTCACCGCGAGGGCGGGGCAGCCGGCCGAGCCCGCATCGCACGCTACTGTATTCAGGATTGTGATCTGGTACTGACGCTGATGGGCAAGCTGGACACTATTGTCAATGCGCGCGGTATGGCGGATGTTTGCAAGGTACCCATGCAGTTTGTGTTGATCCGCGGACAGGGAATCAAGATCTTCTCGGCAGTTGTTTACTACGCATCTCAACGCAATCAGATCATCCAGACGCAGCAATATGAATTTGGCGACGAAGGTGGGTACGAGGGTGCGGTTGTGATCAGTCCAAAGATCGGAATGTACCTTGACCAACCGATATCTGTTCTGGATTTCAACTCCCTATACCCGACCAATATGATCGCCTATAATATTTCACCCGACACACTTGTTAGCATGCGAGTATTCGACGAGAACGATAAGCAGATTGATGGCCAGTGTGATGGCATGACGTATCAGGCCATGCAGAAACTAAAGGCGCAGGGATATGTTTTAGACGAGGTCGAATACGACAATAAGGAAAAGGGCGGTAAGACGGTCTGTACATACGTCCAGCCAAAGGCGGATCAGCCGATGCTTACAGGGGTTCTGCCTAAGACACTTGAAATCCTACTGGCAAAACGGAAGGAGTACAAACAAATGATGGAAGATCCTAAGTACGATGATGCTGCTCGCTCTGTCTATAATGGTCTTCAGCTTGCTTACAAGGTCGTCGCCAACAGCGTGTATGGCCAGACTGGTAGTCGTACGTCTCCCATCCGAAAGATGTGCGTTGCCGCCTGCACCACCGCCGCTGGACGAAAGGCTCTGTTCCTCGCAAAACACATCGTGGAGTCCGAGTTCGGAGCCGAAGTGGTCTATGGAGACACAGACTCTATCTTCATCAAGTTCCCAACAAAAGACCTCGCGACTTCCATCGATCTTGGAATCAAGGCGGGTAAGCGGATCACCGAGCAATGTCGCCGCCCGTACAAGATCGCGTATGAGAAGACCTTCTATCCATTCATTCTGTTCTGCCGCAAGCGGTACGTCGGTATGAAGTATGAGGAGGATCCGAATCCCAAGAAGGCAAAACGCATGTCGATGGGGATCGTTCTGAAGCGGCGCGACAACGCGCCAATTGTGAAGGACGTGTTTGGAGGTGCGCTGGATCTGCTGCTAAGTGGGCACACGGTGAAAGAGGCGCAGGGATTTGTGAAGAACATCCTGCTAGACGTTCTGAACAACCGCATTCCAATCGAGAAGTTCATTCTCAGTAAGGCTCTGCGCGATGATTATAAGAATCCGGAGCAGATCGCTCACCGCGTCTTAGCCGACCGCATGGCGGTGCGAGATCCGGGCACAGCTCCCAACGTTGGAGATCGAGTCCAGTATGTGTACGTCGACGAGAACAAGGGAGCGTCCAAACAGGGTGAACGGATTGAGCATGTAGATTACGTGCGGTCTCACAACCTGAAGCCCGATACTCACTTCTATATTACAAATCAAATCCAGAACCCAGTTGCGCAGTTGTTCGCACTCTGTATCGAGCAGCTCGACGGTTACAATGCGCCAATCAGTCCGTCGTATCCAGCCCTGTATGCAAAACTCAAGGCAACTATCGCATCTAAGCAACCCGAGCTGAGCGTAGATGATCTCGAGGAGGAAACACTGCTTGCAGTTCTGAAGCACAAGGAGAAGCAGGTTGATTCTCTGATCTTCCTGAAGTCGAGTGCATTGTCCAATGAAGTGCGAAAGACAACACGGGGTCCTATGGACGCATTCCTCAAGAAAACGGAAGCACCCAAGTAAATAAGATGAATGGCATCCGACATGACTCCGAGACCCGAAATTGAAATCACCGAAGATGAGGAGAGTGACGAGGTTGTTGAGCAGCGACGTCTACACCTTGAGAAGTGTTTTCTAATGGCATCCTCTCTCTTGTTTGATTCCGCATTTGAAGCCTGGAGACAAGTTCATCGAATTCGAATCGGAAAGCCAACGGACTATGCATCCCGTGCAGACTACGAGGCTGCGCTGATAGATCCCTACCCATATGAACCAGAATACATCTTCTTCTGCCTGGGAAAGTAGCTTTCGTATATGTCACCGAAATATCACAATGCCGCCGAATCCAGCGCTCGCAATTATTGGCGTTATCCGAGAGCTCATCGAAGCCGACACTGTTTTTTTTCGTCTAGCGGTTACACTGCCCGAGCCCACTCGTGGTCGGGTTATTGGCAACAGGTCACGCATGACCCACGACATACTGACACTTATGCGAATGGTTCTCGAGATTCCCATGGAGAGTCAGCGGTTCGTCGTTAATATTCCCCTCGGGACGGGGGATGAGTGGATGCCAGCGGGCGCATTCGTAGATGTACCCGTCGTCCCAACTGCCGCACAGCTCGACTCCGGACTGGAGCACAATGTATCCGATCCGTCGCGCGATGTAACGTGTGCAATCTGTCAGGAGGCTGTCACTGAAGGCACTCGCCTCAGGAACTGTCATCACTGGTTTCACCGTGACTGTATTATGCAGTGGTACCGGACGAGCGCCCGTTGCCCCGTGTGTCGCGATGACGTGCGAGTGCCACGAGCAGCGGATCCTCCTCCACCCACGCCTTCTGCCGAAGTATATCGTTCAACTCGGGAGTGAACTTAGTCAATGGCGCAGGCGGCGGTAGTATGTATGATTCGCCATACTGTAGCTGCTGGAACATTCGTCGTACGTCGTGCTGACATGTTCTGGCGAGTGCAATAATATCCCGACCCGGAAAGAGAGGAATCAAGTCCGAAGGTTTGGGAGGATGACATCGTATCACTTCAATTTTTTCCGACTGCTTGAAGATACGAGGCACTTCGTTACATGTTAACAGAATTGGCAGTGTTCGCTCCGGGGATATCATCCACTCAACCAATTTACGTTGTGCATGTGAATCGGATCCGTCAATTTCGTCCAGTAGAAGACACGATGTCTTGGTATCGCCACGCAATAGAGATGAGATGCTTCGACTATTGCGGTAACTTGCAACCAGTCTTGAAACGTCATCGTGACTGCGCATTGTTTGCGTTGCATTGATTTCCAGTGGCTCCATTCCTGAGCTACGAATAGACGCAAGCGCCATAGTGGTCTTACCGATACCCGGCGGCCCATGAAGAAGAAGTACACTAGAGTGCGGCTTTGTCGTCAAGTAGCTTCGCAGTCTACTTTTCACCTCCGTGTGTCCAACCACATCCTCGAGTACGAGGGGGCGTTGGGTTTCACTCAGCATATCTGAGTTTCACATCAGATGAGAAAATGCTTGCAAAGAGAACAATGGATGTCCCACAGCATGTCTTGCGAAGTCTCTTTCGGGATACTTCGTTCCCGCTCATTCAACACCACGTGGACTCCTATAACGCAATGTTAGAGACGCGCATTCCGCTGTACATAAAGGCGTCGAACCCACATGAACTCGAGCTTCCGGAAGGGCGGTATATCCGAGTCTTTATTGGTGGTCGAGATGCGTCGAAGTTGAAGTGGACGAGTCCGACAGACGAGTTGGGAAACGCAGTTCTTCCACATGCGTGTCGGCTGGACGACCAAACGTATTCGGTGAGCCTCGCGGCCGATCTTGAGATTGAATATGTTATGCCTGGACACCCAATGGTTGTACGTGAGTTCAAGGACGTACTCATTGGTAAAATACCACTGATGTTACGCAGTCGTATGTGCTATCTGACGGGTATGGATGGGTATGAGATTGGCGAATGCAAGTTCGAACTGGGAGGATATTTCATCATCGATGGCGCGGAGAAGGTGCTACTCACGCAGGAGAAACTGGGTAACAACATGATGTATTCCGGTAAAAGGAAACAGCCCCCGCCGGCTGGCGAGGTTGCAACTCTTCGTGAGAAAGCAAGTGCTCTTGACTTTGCCGGCGAAGCGAAAGTTGAAACCTCGAGTGAGTTCTACACCGGAATCCGTTCGGTCTCCGAGGATGCCAGTCGCGGACCCTACTCCCATTTTCTAGTGATCCCGGACAGGAACATGTACGACGAGAATTCAAAAAGCGGAGGACCTCCAAATTTTGGACAGCATAATCGTGTGGCCTCGATTACATTACCCGGGTTCGGTCAACCCGTTCCGTTAATCAGCGTATTTCGCGCATTGGGTTGTGCGTCCGACCGCGACATTTACGAGACGACGCTATTCGATGTAGTTGGGTCGCAGCGAAATGCATATGACGACCTGATCGCAACCCTTATTCTGAGCCACGATGCATTCCTACTGCGCGAAGAAGAGACAGACCTGAGTGTACTGAAGAAGCAGACGCATTCGCGCAGTCGTGTAGAGGTTGTACGTATTCTTCATGAGATGTTGTTTCCGCACGTGGAAGGAGCCGGCGATACCGGCGGTCTGTTCCGTCGCAAGGCGTACCAATTGGGTCTCATGCTTCGGAACACAATGGACGTGATCCTGGGAATCAAGCAGCCTTCGGATCGTGACCACTTTCAGTTCAAACGGCTTGAGACGTCGGGCGATCTTTGCTTCGGGGAGTTTCGCCGTATCTTCCGAGAGTCGTCAAAAAACATGTTGCTCGAGCTCGATAAGAAGGTTAATCAGTTTGAACGACAGACGTATGCGGGCACCAACCTTGCAAATGTTTTCCAACCCGAAACGCTTGGGTTCTTCTGGCGCCCCTATCGGATGATGAATGAATTCTTGAAGTCGTTCAAGGGTGCGTGGGGGGGTCGCGATGGTATTGCCCAGGAGCTGAGTCGCGTATCTTACGTTGGAGTAGTCTCCCATCTTCGCCGCACTAACCTCGCAATGGATCGTACATCGAATAAACCCGAACCTCGTCGCTACCACGGTTCGCAGATTGGTCTCATGTGTCCGACCGATTCCCCCGATGGCCGCAATATCGGGTACATCAAGTCACTGTCTGTAATGGCACAGATATCGACCGCTTTTCCGTCATCGAAAGTGCGCGAGCTTCTGACAGCATCGAAGTTGATTCGTCCGTTAGAGGACATTCACCCATCTACGTGGGATCCGAGATGGACGCCGGTATTTCTCAATTCAGATTTGGTCGGCGGGTGCGTTGGCAATACGCGTACACTGGTTGCCATGCTGATCGATGCACGGCGATCGGGTGTACTGAATAAATCAGTCTCGATTGGATGGAGTCCGGTGAATAACCTTCTGCGGATCACCTGTGATTCCGGACGACCGATTCGCCCAGTATATCGCGAGGGAACGACTATCGAGGCAATGCGCGCAACCAAGACGTGGAATGATATCGCAGGAAACCTTGATTACATTGATGCACTTGAGTCCGATTGCGCACGTCTGTCGCTCACGCCTTTTCATCCTACACTTCAGTCTGAGATTCATATGTCGTTCAACCTCTCTGCTCTCACAAATCTGACTCCCTTCTCCGACCACAATCCCGGTACGCGCAACACGTTTGCAATCGCACAGACAAAGCAGACAGCGTCGTGGTACCACACCAATTACACCAAACGTTTCGATACAATCTCGCTGATGTGCGTCCTTCCGCAGAAACCACTCGCCCATACATGGATGTATCGCGAGATGATGGGGTCGGGTGGATGCATGGGCTACGGCGAGAATGCTATTGTCGCGATCACCACGTATGGCGGATACAACCAGGAGGACTCGGTTATGATGAACGGAACATCGATGAAGCGTGGAATGTTCCAGACAGTCTACTTTCACAGCTATAAGATCTCGGAAGAGATGATCGACCCGGCCACACAGCTCCATACGGAGATCGTAAATCCTCTCACAAGTTCAGTGCATAGGGAGACCGTGAAGAGAAAGGAGGGTATGGATTACGACCAGCTCGACGGCGATGGGTTAGTCAAGGTTGGAACTATAGTAACGGGTACGACAGTGCTTGTAGGAATGATAAGCCCGATTGTCGATATGACAGGGCATGTTACTGGATACCGCGATACATCCATGACCCCTAAACGCGACCAACGTGGGCGCGTCGACGCTGTCTATCGGTTCTCTACACAGGATGGGCTGAGGGGCATCAAGATTCGCATCTCCGAAGAGCGATATCCTGTACTTGGCGACAAGATGGGAAGTCGCCACTCTCAGAAGGGTACCGTTGGAATGATCCTACCTGAGGAGGACATGCCGTTCACAGCTCGCGGCCTGCGTCCTGATATCATCTTCAACCCGCATGCAATGCCGACACGTATGACGATCGGACAGTGGCTGGAGAGTTCTTACAGTCGGCTAGCCCTGAAGCAGGGTGCATTCATCGACGCAACACCCTGTACGACCAAGGAGCGCGTTAAGACATTGAAGGCAATTCTAACTTCTCAGGGGTTCGAGCCGTTTGGTACAGAGGTGTTATATAACGGAATGACTGGAGAGCAGATGGAGGTCGATGTGTTCATGGGTCCGACCTATTACCAGCGCATGAAGCACATGGTAGAGGATAAGATTAACTATCGCGCCACGGGACCCCGTAAGGCGCTGACACACCAACCCCTCGAAGGTCGTTCAGACGAAGGCGGTATGCGTATTGGTGAGATGGAGCGCGATGCGCTGCTGGCACACGGTCTTTCCAAGTTTGCGACGGAGAGCTTCATGGAACGCTCGGACAAAACCGAGGTTCTTCATGATCGCGAAACGCACATGTTGGATATAAGTCGTGATAAACTGGAGATGCCATATTCTATGTTTCTGTACACTCGCGAGCTGGAGTCCATGCACATTACAGTTCAGCTGAAAACGGAGTGATCAAATGGAAAGGATTCTCAGGTTCATACAAAATGCTTTGGACACTTCTGTTTGCTATTTCGGCTGTCTTTGCGGGAGGACAGTCTCCTGTCCCGAGCCGTCCGCCGCCGG